GCTCAACGTGTAGCTGAAGAGTCTATCTCAAAGGCGAAGACCCTTTGGGACGCTAGAGTTGCCCATGTTAACATTACCAGAAGTAGTGGTTTGCTTGGTGGACTCTCTAGGACAATTGATGCCACTGGTATTAAGTGGAACAATACTGACCTGTTTGATAACAAGTTTGGTCAGATTTATATTGGAGACATTGAAGGTTTGTCTGTTAGGATTTATTACAGGGATGGCTGGAAGAAAGCAGTCCAAACAGACCATGTAAGTAAACTGCTAGTAGATCCTAACGCTGCCATCTTTGTTGACGACCTTAAGCGTGGTGGAATCAGTCGCATTAAGCATCATGTTAAGGAGAATACCTCCAGTGGCAGGTATGAACGCAATGATAGCAAGTTTAAGGTCTATAGGGTAACTGGTACGGATGAGGCTATTGCTAAGTTCCGCGAACTAGTTGGGTGTGATGAAAGTCACATCAACAAGACCTCTGACCTTGATAAGCCCATTAGCACTAGGTCTTACGATACAGAAAAACGCACCAGCGTTGCCAAATGGAATGGTAGGACTTACAGTTGGAAGAAAGGTCAGAACTGGGATGATGTTGATATTGACCTTAACGACGGTGGTTATTTCGTAAGAATTGACCGCTATGAACTTACTCAAACGCATGGAATGTTTGGTAGTCTAGACACTCTTAGTGATGTAGTAGACTACCTCAACACTCTTGGTCACGACATTGATAAAGATAAGATTTATGGCATCAAGAACGCTGTTTGGAATAGATCTACGTTCCAGAAGTTGATTACGGAAGGTAAGTGGGTTGATATTACTCAACTTGCCCAAAAGGTGGCTAACAATATTAGCGAAGAGGACAAACAGCTTATCGAAGAGAGAATGTCTGTCAGGGATATGTTTAGCAACCTTGGGGTAGACGTTAAAGAGATTAAGAAAGTTGCCAACAAGACTACTACTAAAACCAATGGTCTTAAACAGATTACTACTCTTAAAGATTACTACGATAAGAAACAGAAAGAAAACAAAGGGGCAGCTATTTATCAATTGTGTAGGATTTTTAGAACCCTACCCAAACAGGTCGATAATAAGCACAAACTTCACGTTGAAGCGTGCCTTGATAAGTACCCCCTGATTAAAATTACGGCCAAGAGATATTACGGAATTGAAGAGAATATGGTTGAAGAACTGGCTCGTTATGTTGACTTGATTGAAAGGGATAGCAATGCCTAAGTATGTTGCTGGAAAAGACCTTAAGGAGAACAGCGTAAGGCTATTTAATCCTTCTGAGTCTGACTACATGAGTAAAAGACGTGTAGTAGAAAAAGTTACTGAATTACTCCAAGGGGAAAACAGGAGAAGAAAATTAGAGAAGGCGTTTAGAAAACTGAGTGTAGAAGAACTGGTCATGTTAGGAATGCTCGTAGAACGAGCAATTGACAAAGAAGTCGAAGCAAGGAAACAAACAGATGAATAAAATTATCATCGCACTATCGGTTACTGTAGCTACATTGATTAACTATGGAATTCACCTTCACAGGGAAAATTCCCACCTTGAACGTCTGATTAAATTGTCAGACACCCGAAGTGACATTAACCAAGAGTGGGCAAATGAAATTACCCACATCATGCTAAATAAAATTAGCACCGAAAATGAAGAGGGGATGAGAAACCAAGGGCGTATGGAAGGTATTGTTGATTACCTTACTAACCCCAAGGAATATCATTCCGTTTGGCATGAGGGTTATCAGCACGGTCTTAACCAAAGTGAAGAAATGGCTAAGATGGAAAAGGGAGAACTATTCCCTACCGACAAGCCAATGCCGGTTAAGCCCGATGTTATCAAAAAGCCTGACTTCGATAAGAAGATTGAGAAGACTCAGGACACTGGTGGGGAATAAATTAGTCTAAGGGCTTTCGAGCCTCGCTAGGGTAACGGTCTTACCCCCCCACTCAAGACCACCTAGCGGGGTTCCTTTTGAAACACAGAAAGGTATTGAGATGAATTACATTGTTAGCGGCAACGGAACTATGACGATTGTGGTTGATAACCAAAGCTATACGGTTGGCTACGACCATCCCAACTATTTGGCTATCAAGGAGTGTATCGTTAATAACGATGCAGAAAACATTGTTGAACTGATTGACATTCCCTCTGCTATCGAAGATTATGCAGATGGAAAGGTTACAGTTACCGATGGGGTTCTTCGCTATGATGGTGAGGAAATCCACAACAGTCTTACTGAGCGCATTATGGGAATGATGCGTAATGGTTTCCCCTTTGAGCCTATGGTTAAGTTCTTGGCTAACGTCTTGGAAAACCATAGTAACCGTGCTGTTCAAGAACTGTATACGTTCCTTGAACATAAGAACCTTCCTATTACAGAAGATGGTTGCTTCCTTGCTTACAAGGCTGTGACTAGTGATTATAAGGATAAGTGGTCTCGCACCATTGATAATAGTGTTGGCGAGACTGTTAGTATGCCACGTCGCAAGGTTAATGATGACTGCGGTATTGGATGCTCTCACGGTCTTCACTGTGGGGCGTTGGATTATGTTGAAGGCTATCGGGCCGAGAGTGCCGGGGACCGTGTAGTCATTGTTAAGGTTAACCCCAAGGACGTTGTGTCGGTCCCAACTGACTGTGAATGTCAGAAGGTCCGAACCTGTGAGTATCAGGTTATTGCCGATTACGAAGGTCCGCTTAAGAGCCTTCTTCATAAGTCAGAAGATAGTCGGGCATGGACTGAAGATGAGTTTAACGAGTTTATGGCGACTCTTATGGATACTGCCAGTGTCGAAGAAGGCGACGAGCAGGATTATCTTGAAGATCCCAACAATGACCTTGGAGATGGTTAATGGAAACCACCTTTTGGGAGGTGGTCTGGATCTTATCCTTTTTTCTTGGTGGGTTATGCTCTTTGTGTTATATGCTTGGAGCTTCATCTTCTTCACCTAAAATATCAGAAGAAGAGAGCGATTTAATAACTAATGATTGGGATGCTATTTGCCAATCTGCTATAGACAAAGCTATAGAAGGCAATGCCTCCGCAAGAGTATGGGTTACTAAGCATGTCTTTCAAAAGCAAACAGAAGAAAAGGTAACTGAAGATGTAAAAACGGATAAGTCCATAATAGACGAGGCTATAAAAACCTTAGTCAAAGCTATGGGCTACAAAAGAGGCGAAGCTAAAGACCTTGTACTAAAAGTTGTTTCAGAAAAAGATTTTGATACCTTAGATAGCTTAATAACCCACATACTAAAGGGTTAGAATAACACGCCTCCTTAACCGGGGGCGTGTTTTTTTTTGGAGTAAATTATGAATAGACTTAAAGGTATGGCGTGTTATTTATGCGGCCCAATGGACAGGGTTCCAGACGGTGGCGTTGTTTGGCGAGAAGACATAACGCCTCAGCTTAAAGAGTTGGGGGTTGGTGTTCTGGACCCATGTAAGAAGCCAAGCGAGTACGCAACAGAAGACGACGACACTAGAGAGTTAATAGAAAGACACAAAAAAGATCTTAAGTTTTTTGAGGTTTCTGAGATAATGAAACCGATATGTGCTGTTGACTTAAGAATGGTTGACATAGCACACTTTCTTATTATGTACCTTGACTTAGATGTTCATATGTGTGGATCATACCATGAGGCTTTTGTTGCTGTTGGGCAGAAGAAACCTGTGTTAGTTATGTGCAAGCAGGGAAAGCATAATCTACCAAACTGGATGTTTGGGGCTATGCCACACCAGATGGTTTTTAGTAACTGGTTTCAATTGATGGAGTACCTACACCACATAAATTCAGACAAACGAGTAGACCATATGAACCGTTGGAGATTTTTCGACTTTAACAAAGTGTACGGAGTATAATATACTATGGCGCGACAAAGACGAGCTAACAGGGTTCCCACAAAACAGGAACCTTACAAATACCCCACTAGGTATGGCAGCCACTCTTCTATGATTGATGAAGAAAAAACTGCTGAACTAGAAGATAAAAACATGGTTGTCCTAGAAGACGAACACGGGTATTATACAACATATCGAAATAGGTTAGACTCTGGATTATCAGATCCTAAAAGATCTAAAACTAGTAGATTACAATTCTATAAGTAATAAGACTTTGTCTTTTGCTATCTTCCCCGCTATATGCAGAGTAGTCTGGCCATTTTTGAGGCCGAGTAAAAAACAGAAAGATCAATAAAATGATAAAATTTACAGATACAGCTTTAGAAAAAGTAAAAGAGTTTAGTAAAGATTATCCAACTTCTGTTTTGCGATTAGGTGTTGCAGGAGGAGGGTGTAGTGGTTTTGAATACAAGATGGGTTTTATGGAGCGGGAAGAAGTTGACGATACTTTTTCTGAGTATAAACAGGAAGGTGTTCCGTTTGTGGTTGACAAAAAAGGAGAGCCATTTATCGACGGCTGTACAGTTGATTGGATTGAAGATGTAATGAAAAGAGGTTTTAAGTTTGATAACCCTAACGCTACTGGAAGCTGTGGATGCAATAAGAGTTTTAGTGTATGAATGCTATTAAATGGTATACGTCTAAGTTCCCAGAATCTTTATATCCCTGCGCTAAGGATACACAGCAGAATTATAATATAAAGGTAATTGGGGGTAGACAGAAGATGGCTGAATCCACAGTGGTTATCTGTGGGATAGCTAGAGATATTTCTAAAAACATCATGGCTACACTCGCTCGTATTGAGCGTTTAGGAAAAATGTTTTTAGATTATAGGGTAGTTATATATGAAAATGATTCCACTGATGGAACAGACATAGTTCTGAAAGAATGGGAAAGTCAAAATTATAAAGTAAAAATAATCACAGAAAAGCTTAATGCCGTCAAACACGAACAAGACGATAGTCTTGGCAGAATGACAGATCTAGCTGTATATAGAAACAAGTATTTGGATTATATTTTATCACAAAATATTATACCAGATTATATTCTAGTAGCTGATCTGGATCTTCCGGGGGGTTGGAGTTACGAGGGCATATGCAATACTTTTGGATATGACAACTGGAGCGTCATGGGGTCCAACGGCTTGCTCTACGGCCTTTCCGAAACAATGACGGACGACGACGGCCAACCCCTAATGAGGAGGGTGTACTACGACGCTCACGCCTTCAGAAGATTGGGTCATCCTAAGCCCCACAGGCACTCAGAGATCAACGTGGTAGCCTACAACAGAGGCGAGGAGCCATTCAAGGTTCGGTCCTGCTTCGGCGGGATTGGCATATACAAATCCAGTGTTTTTAAACATGGGGCCAAGTACGCAGGACCGGAATGCGAGCATGTTGGTTTACATAATGACTTAATAGAAGTCGGGATAGATAATATATATATGAATCCCAGCCAAATTATATTATACTCAAAAGTGCATTACACTGAACTATGAGTAATCTAGACTATCTAAAAAATGAAACATGGTCAGAGATAGCATCCACTACGAATGACGTGGAGCTAAAAGAATACCTCATGAGGGGTTATGGGGAAGTTGAGGATCTTCCACATGACGAACTAGATCTTCTTTATACGAAACGTCGCAAATATAAGATACTTGACTTTGGATGTGGCATTGGAAGAAATTTTAGATATTTCAAAAGTTTTGCTACAGAGGTTCATGGTTACGACACACCAGAAATGATTGAGAGATGTAATGAATTATGCTCTACTAAAATAGACCTATTAACGAGCGACTGGGATAGGATTAAAGAAGAGAAATATGATCTTGTAATAGCATATCATGTGTTTCAACACTTAACAGACCCAGACCACGTAAGGGCATTTTTAGAAGATTTATCCAAGATAACATCCAGTCTATATCTTTCGACCAGATGTTATATGGATAGTCCAAACACTGATAATATTGCGAAAATAATACAAGAAGATCCTAGCTTTGAAATCGTAATGGAGAATTGCAATATAGATCAATTTGCTAGAGAAGAATACCCCAGCGATTCGCATGCTCAACTTATATGCAAATCTAATATTGAAGAAAAGTCAATTGCTGAGGTAATAGATTTTAATTTTTACGCGCCATTCAACGACGGGTCTCACAAATTTGTATACAGGTCTTATGCTGACGCTGTCAAAGATATTAAACATTGGTGTGATGTTATACCAGAAGTATCTGGCGTTTGTGGCATACCACGAAGCGGCTCGTTTATAGCTGCTGTAATATCTGAGTATAGAAATATTCCACTGTTAACAATAGATGGAATATTGAATGAGAATTTTTGCTGGAGGCCACACATATCCAGACCGCTAAACACTCCATCAGGTCCGATATTAGTTGTGGATGACACCTGTTGGAGTGGAGCTTCATTAAAGAGAGCGCAAGCCTACTTAAAAAATAAGGGAGATTTTCTATACGCCTGTTTGTATATAAACGAGGAACGAGAAGAAGACGTTGACTTGTTTTATGGAATACTACCAACTGTATACCATTCTTGGGAGTGGAGTTTCCTGAGAGATCCACAGTGTCAAGCGTACATGTGCGATCTTGACGGCGTGTTCTGTCCAGATTATACTGGCGGTGTAAATGAGGGTGAAGAATATATCCGACATATACAGACATGCACCCCAACTGTCTATGTTCCTAAATATCCGCTGATGAAAATATGCACAGCTAGACTACACAAACACAGAAAAACCACAGAGGAATGGCTATCATTTCATAAGATTAAATACAAACAACTTCTGATGAGTCCATACGATTCGATAGAAGAGCGTTTTGAAAAGAATGGTTTTGGAGAATGGAAGTCAGAGATGTATGACGGTTGCCGAGAGGCTATTCTTTTTGTAGAAAGCGAACAGGCGCAAGCTATCGAGATATGGAAAAACACACAAAGACCTGTGTTCTGCATGGATACAATGACTCTTTATGGCGGATCAGATATAGATGTCCCTCATTGACAAATCAGACATAATCAACTGCAAGTCTTGGATGGACATAGCAGATTGCAATTATGAATATGACTACCCAGAGGAAGACAATATACCTCCAACTGGAGTAGTCTACTGCAATATAGAGCACATCACAAAACTATTTAAAAAATGTGAAAAAACTGACAACAAGTACGTTGTTGTTAGCGGGTTTAGTGATTTTGGTTTGGGCTACCAAAAAGAACACCCAGTGGCAATGGACATGCTTAAGTGGCTACCGTTCATAGATTCAGAAATAGCAAAAATAGGATACAAATCCCTTCAGGTCGCTCCCAGATGCGATGTTGAAAAATGCAACGAGGAAGATAGATATTCTATAAAATGTTATTCTTTTACAATGGAAACTTTTAACAAGATACCAAAAAATGTAGTTAAGTGGTTTTTGGTAAACCCACTATTGATGAAAAACAAAATTCAAGGAATACCGATAGGAGTTGGCAAAGACTCTGCTGACGCAATATCAAAAACCCCTCACCAAAAAGATAAAAAAAACTGGCTTTACGTTAATTGGCAAAACTACACTACAGACAGAATGCACATAAAGAAATTTTTTATAAACAATAACTGGGATTGGGTTACGGCTCACGAAGACCCCAACGTCCCATACGAACAATATCTCTCAGAGTTGTCGCAACATAGATTCGTTGCTTGCCCACCGGGAAATGGAGTTGATTGTTATAGGATTCTAGAATCTATTTACTTAGGGGCTATACCTATCGTTCAAGACTGCCCTGCTATGAGATATCTGGACGGCTTGCCAATAGTAAAAATCAGAGGCTGGGGAGCCATTAATTCTCTAGGGTGGCTAGAACAAAAATATCACGAAACTATGTCTCGTTTTAGAAATGGATTAGTTCTAGACAAGGCAAAATTATCTTATTGGAGCGGTGAAATGAGGAAAGCTATAAATGAAGTTTCCTAACATGTCCACTATGGTAGCATATCAGTATTTTATGTCTTCCAATATAGGATCAAATCACAACATAGATCAATTAAAAAAACATATGAGGTTGCTAAAAGTAGAATCAAAAAATATACATCCGTTCATATCATCTTGCACACACCACATGATAAACAACATAGATTGGGTTTTTATAGAAAGCGAACTAATCAATGCCCAACAACAAATCGATAAATCTAATATCCCCGATCAATAGTCTGGGGTATGGCGTAGCTGGGCTAAATATAATCTCGTCTCTTGACAAGATTTGCGAGGTATCGCTATGGCCAATAGGGCAGCCAGAATGTGACAATTCTTATATACCTACAATAAAAAGGTGTATAGCAAGATCTGAATTACCAGACTTCAACGCCCCTTGTTTACGAATATGGCATCAGCATGACATGAGTCAGTTCGTAGGAAGGGGCGATAAAATTGGCCTACCTATTTTTGAACTAGACACATTTACCACTCAGGAAGAACATCATCTCAGTTCGCTGGATAAGATTATAGTATGCTCCGAATGGGCTAAAAAGATATGTGAAGATAAAGTTTCTGGAAATCCAAAAGTTTTTGTAGCTCCTCTCGGAGTGGATAGAGAAATATTTCAAGAAAGTAAATCGGTTAGAAAAGAAACTATATTTTTCAATTGTGGAAAATGGGAAGTAAGAAAAGGTCACGACATTCTTGTTGAAGCCTTCAACAAAGCGTTCTCAGACGAAGATGATGTAGAACTCTGGATGATGTGCAACAACCCCTTTTACAGCAGCGAAGAAAATGAGAAGTGGGAACGTCTATATAAAGAGTCTCCTCTTGGAAACAAGATTAGGATAATTCCTAGGCAGACTACACAAAAAGAGGTGTATAATATAATGAAGCAAATTGATTGCGGGGTCTTCCCATCCAGAGCGGAGGGGTGGAATCTAGAATTGCTTGAATTAATGTCCTGCGGAAAACATGTAATTGCTACTAATTACTCTGGACATACCCAATTTTGCAACAAAGAAAACTGCATGCTTATAGATATAGATAACAAAGAAGACGCGGTTGACAATAAGTGGTTTTTTGGCCAAGGCCAGTGGGCTAAAATTGGAGAAAAACAAATAAAACAAATGTCTGTATATATGAGTGCCATACACAGAGCTAAACGAAGAAATGACCTTTTTATAAATAGCGAATGCATAAAGACATCCAAGAAGTTTTCTTGGGGTAACACAGCAAAGGAGATTATCAATGCCATCTCCGCGTAAAGGTGAACAACAAAAAGACTATGTTTCAAGGTGCATGTCTAGCGAAGAAGCTAAAAAAGATTTTCCAGACACAAAACAAAGAGTAGCTTTTTGTAATAGTAAATGGGAAAACAGAGGCAAGTCTTCTGCGGCCATCTTTATATATGAAGATCCTAAAACCGGTGAGCTTTTTCATTACTCAAGAAGAGGCGCTCATAGAAAAAATGGTAGAACTTTAATTTTTGTTAAACGGTCTAGAGCAGAAACCATCCTAGACAAGACAGCAGAAAATTATATCTCTAAGAAAAATCAAGATAACAAAGAATGATTTCATCTATAGTTTTTTCTAAAGATCGTGCCTGTCAATTAAATCTATTGCTGGAAAGCATAAACAAGAACGGGTCTAATCTGTTCAATGTGACTGTTATATACAGCGCCTCTTCATCCACGTTTGAAGATGGCTACAACTCCCTGATTAAAAAATACACTGACGTACATTGGATTAAACAAGAAGAGCCTCCTTCAGATTTTAGAGAGATCACCTTAAAAGCAATCAAAAACTCTGGAGAGTTTATTTGCTTTTTTGTAGACGACAATATTATTTATAAAGATATAAACACCACAACAGAGTCTGTCAGGAGTCTATTCGAATATTTCGAAGAAGAAGACTCTATCCGCCTACTGTGTTTGTCATTAAGATTAGGAGCTAATACTAGAATACAAAATGAATATGCTGGAACGCTCTGCGATTTCCCAGCAGAGGTGATGGTGGTTGAAGACAAGTACATAGTTTGGGATTGGACTAGGCTGCAACCCCACACCAATTTTGCATACCCTTTTTCTGTTGATGGTCATATATATAAAACAGATCAAGTTTTACAAATGTTGACTTACGACTTTGACACTCCCAACGGGCTTGAGGGATCTGGAAAATTTGATGTAGACCTCCCTCCTTTCATGGCTTGTTTTGACCAAAGCCTTGTTGTCAATAGCCCTGTCAACATTGTTGGATCTTCAGCTAATAAAGCCGGTAAGAAATATGGGATGGGTTTAGAGGAATTAAATGATTTATTTTTATCAGGACGCGCCATAGATTTGGATTCTATGGACTTCTCTAATGTGAGAGGATGTCACCAAGAGGTTGAATATAAGTTTACTGGAGAAGTAACATGCTAGATTTTATCAAAAAACATTTTCTATGTCTTGGAATCGGAATTGGTATTGGCTACTGCCTACACTTCTGTCCGATTCTATGTAACTGCGCTGGCAAGTGTCCTGTCGCCGGTGGCGAAAAGACCGCCTGTGCCTGTGATGGCTGTGCTTGCGATGTATGTAAATGTGATGATGGTGGTTGCAATTGCGGGGCGTGTCTCGTAAAATAACCGCTAATATTTAACGTAAGAACTAAAGGAAGGATACCGATGAGTCCGACAATGAAAGCTGCTAGAGAACATTTTCACGCTAAGGCTGCGGAGGCTAGGGTAAGACTAGATCTTTACTCCAACCATCCACTGGCAGTTGGAGATCATTCTAACGTCGTGGAAGAGGTGGTGAAAGCGACCCAAGATTATGAAAGCGCAGTAAGCTGCATCGAAATTCTAGACGCGGTTAGTAAAGAAAATTAATCAAATGTCGTTAAGATATAAATCCAGAATAATTCTGGGAATCCTATCTATAGACCTTCACGACATGGAAACCGGCTACAGAATAGTCGTTTCTGATGAAGGCACCATTCCTTCATATGTAATGTATGGACCCCAACAGCCTATAGATGTTCTAACTAAAATATCTAAGAAATATTTAGAGATTGACCCGGAGTGGTTGGACACCAGACTTTTAGGGGTAGTCAACAAAGATACAGACAAAGGTCGTGAGCTAAATTTAAACTATGGAGTTATGATACCAAGTGATATAGATTTAATACAAGGTAGATGGGTTGGAATTTCAGATTATTTTCAATCCAATCGAAAAAATTTGTCTGCTATAGAAACATGTAACAATATTATTCAAAATATGAGTCTGGTAGTACACTAATAATATGAGTAAAGAACAAATAGTAGAAAATCAGATCGCATATGTATCTTACGCAGTTGACTCTAGCGGTACTATATGGCTAGAAGCTGGATGGGGTGACGATAAAGCTCTTCAAGAATTCTCTCGAATGATGTACGAGTTGCATTCCGGCCAGTTGTTAGAGAGCACTCTAGAGTTTATTAGAGAACAGTGCGTCACTGACGAGAAAAAATTAGAATATCGTGAGATAGTAATAAAAATGAACGATTTGTTCTTCGATAAAGAGGACACAGATCTACCTAGCATCAAAGATAGCAGACCCGTTGTTAAACCTACACAGGTTTTTCCACAGTATGGTGGCTAATACACCTCATTACTTTTAGTCTTGGAGGAAACATGGCTGAAAGAACAATAGCTTGGGAAAAATGGGAAGAACCCCCTGTTCCCGAGGCAACTAACTCCAACCCATTCATGAGTACAGAGATTGGGGAAGGAGAAGAAGTCACGGAGTTTGATTTATCAGATTTCTTTGACAAAATGCCTAAGTTGGTACATACTCCGGTAGGTATGTACCAAATAGACGACAGAATGAACCCAATCAAACAGTTTGATTGCTGGTTAGGTCATACCAATTTTGATATCACAGACTCTATTAAAAATGAAATAGAATCTATATCTGGGGTAGAAGTTCTAGTAATCTTAACAAGATATAGATTCTTTTTAGGGGTTGGAAAGCTATTTAGCTTCAGAGATGTCAGAGTTAATATAGAAAATTATACATGTGGTAAAACTTCAGAGCAAAAAGAAGATGAAGAATACCGAGAATTTGTAAAAGAAGAACTGTCTATTTACGAACATTGGGCCATATTTATATTTCCTAATGGAGAGATGGCACATATCGGCACCAATGATGTCAATGATGAAGACTGGAAGGAAACCGTTCTACTATATAAAAATGCTAAAATGCTATCAGGCGGAACTCTAATACAATCAAACGATTTTCTAGAGTAGTCTGGCTGTTTTGTAGACCGAGTTAAAAATAGGACATCAAAAACATCATGACAGAGAGGAAAATATACGATGAGGAATTCAACATAGCGTTTAAAAATACTAACAACGCAAAAATAATGAACAAGGTGTGTGGTTTTTATAAAAATATCATCCCAACGGAAGATCTGCATAGATGTAAATTAGTTGCTCTATGGAAGGCTTTAGTTAAGTTTGATCCTTCTTGTGGTCAAAAATTTACTTCGTACTTGTACAATAGCATCAAGTGGGAGTGTCAAAAAGAACTATACATTATAAATAAGTATCGAAGGGGCCTCGCATACAATGATGATTTGTCTGAATGTTTTGACGAGGATTCAACAGAGATTCTAGACGCTATAGAAACACTATCTCCAAAACTGCAAAAGGTTATCGAACAGAGGTTCTTTTACGGTCTTACTATGGAAGAAATAGGCAAAAAGAACAATTATAGCAGGGAAACCGCTAGAAGATACGTAAAGAGAGGGTTGGAAAAGCTTAAAGATATATGTAAAAGGAACTAGGGAAAATAAGCTTTGAATTGGTGTATAATATACTAGGATCGGATATTCATATTAATAGGAAAAATAGGATTGATAGCCATGCACAGAAAGGTGTTTTAAAATGGCTACAACTACAGTATCAGGTACAGGCAAAAAGAACAACGGGGCTACTGTCCTCGGTATCAATTCTGCCACCACCACCACGGCGGGATCTCCTGTCACGAGAACTTTTGAAGTCAAGGCTAATGCCATCTCAGAAACTCCCGACGTTGGTTATGGCGGCAAGGTAGTCGCCCTAACTGGTAGTAAGTGGAAGCCCGGCGTTCAAACTTCCAAGGGTTCTGGAACTTTGGCTTATCAGCCCAAAAAAGACGATCCTCAGTTCTTACTCCGTGGCTATGCTTCAAAGATTAACAACGTTGCCTCAACCCTGTTGACCTTCCCCGGAAGCGAAACTGGCGAGCGCGTTGCCATTCACGATTTGTCTGAAACTGAACGAATTCACATTACTAGCATCAATTACGTCACCGGTATCGCAACCGATGGTGGAAATGCTGGCGACAATGTTTCGTTCAATGCCGACCACGCTGCCACGCCTACTCGTGCAGTACCCGGCGAATTCACCATTTTGGAAGACTTTGTTACGTTTACGAACAACAACAAGGATTATCCTGCCAAGACTGGTGGTTAATTGACAATTTCACAACACGGAGGGGTCGGTGGTCAATTGCCCCGACCCCTCTTTTTATCTTGGAGTCATCATGGATTCAAGCATCCTTTCAGTTCCTGTGTTGGCAGCGATAGTTGCCATAGTGATGGGTTTAGGGAAGGTTATTGAGGTTTTAATTTTAAAATCAGTTCCTCCAAAATCAGTACTCATGGACGACGAAAGAGATTGGATAAAAAAGACTAACGAAATCATGTCTAAGTGTGACACAGATGGAACACCTTTGGTTTATGTCCCAAGAAGTTGGGCAGAAATACAAAAAGACATGCAACATGTGATGACAAAAATCGTAAATGATCAGAGAAGGATAGCTGACATATTAGATAGAATAGAAAAAAAATTAGAGAACGAGTAAATGTTATTGGTCCCCTACCGCGAAGCAATGTCCCAAATTCAAGAGGCAGACGTTTTACTGTTTCGCGGTGAGGGACTAATTTCTTGGCTGATTAAAAGATACGGCAGTGGAGTTCACAGCCATGCCGCAATGGCTCACTGGGATGACGACAACCTACAGTGTGTGGAATTTAGAGAATTCAAGGGTGGAAGAGCCGTATCTATGAAGTCTCAAGTGGAAACCCATCCCGACAATATCGACGTTTTTAGAGCGTGCAGTAATATTGAATTCGAAGATGTGGGATACAAACTTACTAAAGATGTGGCAAACGAAATAACAGATGTCATGGGAAGTATTACTGGTCTACCATATGGATGGACAAACTTTTGGAAACTAGGAAAACACTATTTGCCATTTTGCAGATTGGCAGAGCAAAATATAAAAGACAATGATCCTACTAACGTATTTGTTTGCAGTACAGCCGTTGTCTATGCTTACAGACAGGCGTACATAGATCCCGTGCCATATCTTGCCGACTCTGCGGTCACCCCTGCGGATCTTGCAAGGTCTTGTCTTTTCAAATACAAATTTACCATCCAAAAAGACTGGTAAATGCAACTTCAGGATTTAGGGATTATATTTTTAGGATTTGCAATTTCAATGATATTTTTAGGCGCTATGACGAAGGTCAAGAGCGATTGAGGAACACAACCATGAAAAAGCTTCTATTCTTAGCGGCTCTATTTCTTGGAGTCGCACTCAACACAGCCACAGCGAATGCTCAACGTCTTACTATAGACCAGTCGCTAGAAGCTGTTTGCAGAGTGAACACCAACAGTGGTCGCGGAAGCGGCACAGTTTTTGCCGAAGACGAAGATAATTATTACATTATGACCAACGGCCATGTGGTAGGAAGGTCATCAAGAGGAACAGTTGAATTTTTTCAAGACGGTTATAAATCTGCTAATATACCATTCAAAACAGAATATGCTGCCTATAAAGATGGCACAGCGTTAGACCTAGCTGTCCTATCGGTTAAAAAAAAGTTTTTCGGAAGATATCCCCCTAGAGTGATCCCACTGGCTCCTCGCGGTACAGAAATTAGAGCCAACGATTTGGTTCAGGCTGGAGGATGTCCATCAGCGCAATGGGCTTGTGCTTGGAAGGGTAGAGTACTAAGAAATACCGGAGCGGTTATAAGCTTTAACGCCGCCCCAATAGGCGGCCAATCAGGCAGTGGCGTACTTGTCATCATTAAAGATGAAAAAGGCGAAGAACAAACTCGTATCGGTATTCTCTTAGCTTGGAGAGTGGGAGACGGAGCCTACACCGATGACGGCCCAACAGATTATGGCGCTGGCCTATCTCTAAAACAAATTTATGCAATTTTAGATGGAAACGGCCAAGGACATCCAATTGAAACATCTTACAAAATTATTTCTGATGTTCCTAAACAGACCAAGCCTGAAAGACTAAGTAAAGTTTGCCCACACTGTGGACACAAAATTCAAGACCATGTTGTTATCCCCAAGGATGGTGGTCTTAGAAGAACCGAAAAGGGAGAGTTCATGTTTTGCCCAGAACTCAAGTTCCCAGACGGCGGTATTGCAGACACAGCAAAGTATTATGGCGGGATTAGAGTTGGCGAGTTATACGAAGGTAATGGTCTATTCCCTTGGTGTCCTCTCAATCCGTGTCCTCCTAATCGACCTCAACCACCCCAACCCGGACCCCAACCGCCAAACGGTGGAGGAAATGGTGGTGGTGGCGGGTTTAACCCTTGGCCGGGACGACCAGACCCCGATAATGGTGGACCTACAGATCCTCCCAGTAACGATTTTGAAAAAGAGAAACAAGAATATCTTAACAAAATTGCTGAGCTTCAAGAAAAGCTTACTAATTTAGAAGCTCTATCTGAAAGTCTAAAAGCTGAACTATCTGGAACTACAGGTAATCTACACAAGTCTCAAGACGAGGTTAATGGTCTTAGAGATTTACTAGGAAAGGTTGAAGGTCAAAAAACTAATCTAGAAATTAGAATTTCTCAACTAATTGATTTGGTTGAAGAAAAAGACAATCTCTTAGATAATTCAGGACATTACCTAGACGATGCAACTGGAGGAAATGGAAACACTGTAGAAAACGTTAGTTTTACGTTAGGCGGCGCTAGCTTAGGTATGCTTGCTCTAAAATATGGTGTTCCGTTTCTACTCAGAAGGAGAAGAAAAAGAAAAAAAGAAGATGACGAAAACGACGATAATGGGTATGATATTGATAGAGAACTCCCGTCTGATGACGGCTGTGGAGATCACGTACAGAGGCATGTTCATGAACATCAACACTACGGTATTCCAGATTGTGGACCCGTGAGACCACCAGAACATCCAGAAGAGTACGTAATGGATCGAAGAGATCTCCCCAGAGGCAGAGGCGTAGATGAAATGCCTAACGATTTTCTCCCTTACGGATTTAAGGCGAACCCAGTATCGACCCCCGGACTAGCACCACAATTGCCACATGTACCCTTTGGTTCAAGGAAGTCTATTGGCTCAGAGCAGATTATGACTACTCTGGGAGAATTGGTTAATGAGTACGGAGACGATCACACTATGACCGCGTTTCAGATTGACACCTTGTTACGTCAAAGACTTAAGAAGAAGTATAATATCGAGTAAAGGAGATATAATATGTCTGATAATTTATCAACCCCTACCCATGACGCAATCATCCCTTACATGTTTGAGGGTGTAAAATGGGCTATCCCCAATGTTGGAGATAACAAAGAGACTCACAACCTAGCTCTAGGCCGGTTGTTTGACAAGGTTGGCGAACATCTACAGGCGTTCTCAATTAGAACAGACTGTTTTGTTCCCGGCCCACCAACACTTGGTGCTGTAAAGCATCACCATAATATGTTTGTTCGTTTGAACGATCTTATTGATGCTAACACCAAGAGAGACAATGTGGAACGTCTTGAAGCTCATCATATTACGCACGAGCGTAGAGCATTCAAGGTCTACCCCATTAGATATTTTGATGTCAAGAATGACTACTGTCGTCGATGGATCGAGCTTTGCTTGCAGGCTATGAGCAATATTGTTCAGCTTAGCGAGAACACTTGGTCAAACGACTGGAGTGAGTCTACAGCCGTCGAAATTAAGAAGCTATTCCGTGAAGCGTATCGTCTTATGTGCGTAGAACTCTTTAGGGTTCCTTATGCCGACGCGGAAAAGGTTTTTGACAATATGACTCCGTTCTTCTTGACATCAGAGCATTTTGACAACTATGATGTCTCTCATATCCCCACTATCGAATGGATTAAACATCCCGCTCTCGGTAGTGAGTTTACAGAAGACGAACTTAGACCTATTGCCACCAATAATGTTCCAGTCGCTCCCGGCGTTGTCGAGAATGATGGAGACTCACCCCAGCGCGAACTCGAAAGACGTATGCAGGGTGGTGGCGAAGTGGTCAACTAGCCGCTAATTACACTAGGATATAAAAGGAAGGATTCCGATGAAGAGGACTATTTGTATCGCTGCGTTTTTTGTAGCTTTGTTTGCTACCGCTGCAAACGCACAGGACAACGCACTCTATCAACATCTACAAGACGTTTCTGTTACCGTAAAGGCGGCAGGTGGGGAAGGCTCTGGCATTATCGTAACACGAGAAGTCGAAGTCTCCCCAAACGTCAAGCAGAAGGTCAATTTTGTTTGGACTGCGGCTCATGTTGTAGACGGCCTTAGATCAGTTAGGGTTGTCATTAAAAATGGAAAACCCACAACAGTCGTAGAGTTTAAGGACGCTCAAATTGTTAAAGAATTAGTAGAGGATGGTCGCAGGGTTGGCGAATTTAAGATGGAAGCCAAAGTAATCAAATACTCCGATGCTGAAAACGGAGAAGACTTGGCTCTCTTGATGGTTAGGAAGAAGGGGTTTATTGATAAGACCACTACTTTCTACAAAGATTCTGGCAAGCCAGTCGCTATTGGTACTGAGCTATATCATGTTGGTTCTCTACTAGGCCAAGTTGGAAGCAACTCGATGACGCGAGGCATTTGCTCTCAAGTTGGTAGAGTTCTTGATCTTGGCACTGGAGACGGAGTAGTCTTCGACCAAACAACAGTAACAGCATTTCCCGGTTCTAGTGGTGGTGGAGTATTCCTTAGCGAACGTAGCAAGGAAAAGGCCGGTCAGTATGTGGGTATGCTTGTTCGCGGTGCCGGGGAAACCTTCAACCTGATCGTTCCCGTAAGGCGAATGAGATCTTATGCTAAGAAAGAGGGTGTATTGTGGGCTATCGATACAGACGTTAAAATTCCCTCTATTGCAGATATCACATCCCTCTCGGCAGAAGGCCCAAAGGTTAAAACTACACCCGGACTCAAGACTACCAAGGACTCTGTAAAATTTCCCGTTCTTCCTTTGAGAAGTGGTGAAAAAAATGAGATCAAGCGCAAGTAGTCTATTCGTTGCTTTCTTAGTTTGCACAATAGTCAATATAGGATTGACTGTGTATTACTTCGAAATGACGCCTTCTAACAAAAATACAAAACAGTCAGTGTCACCTAAGTCTCTCACTGAAACAGCAGCTTTGGCATCTGTTGTTGAAAATGCCCACAAGCAAGCAGTCATGAGAGATACGGTTATACTGCAACAAACATTGAGAGTTCAGCACCAGCTTAACATGCACAAGACCCAAAGAATTGCCATGTGTCCAAATTGCTCAGGTGGGTCGCCCAATACGAAGTTTAGCTACACCAAGGATGACGTTCGATGAAATGGATTTCGTATAATCTTTTTTTTTCTGAGGAGTAAAGATGTCTGAAAAGCTATCACTGTTAATCAAGTCTCGACGATTTTGGGTCGCCGTTGGCGGTATTCTAGTAACCACCACCAACATTCTTGGCCTAGATCTAAATCCAGAGCAAGTTAACAACATCGTCCTTCTAGGCGGCGCTTGGATTGTTGGAGACAGTCTGAGAGCTACGTAAGGAATATAATGGGCATAAAAGCTAAAAGTAAGATTTTAGTTACGGGTGGAAAAGGATTTCTAGGCCGTGTTGTGTGCAGAAAGCTAAAAGCTTCTGGATACAAGAACGTAATAGACCTTCCGGGTTCTCGCGCGCCAATGTCTCTTGACCTGACTAGGCACGTAGATGTAGCACATTTATTCAACTATCATAAGCCTGACATAGTAGTGCATTTAGCTGCTAGGGTTGGTGGTATTGGAGCGAACAAAGAGAACCCCGGAAGGTTTTTTTACGACAACATGGCTATGGGGCTTCATCTGATAGAAGAAGCAAGAAAGAAAAATTGTGAAAAGTTTTTATTAACTAGCACAGTTTGCTCTTACCCAAAATTCACTCCGGTTCCATTTAAAGAATCTGATATATGGGATGGGTATCCAGAAGAGACTAACGCTCCTTACGGGGTTGCTAAAAAGGCTCTAATGGAGATGCTGCAAGCCTACAGAAATCAGTATGGAATGAATGGCGTTACATTAATACCAGTTAATATGTATGGCCCCGGAGACAATTTTGATCCCAATAGTAGCCACGTCATTCCGGCCCTAATCTTAAAATTCAAACAGGCAATTGCCAATAACGAAAAAGAGGTAATAGTCTGGGGTAGCGGTAAAGCCAGCAGAGAATTCCTATATGTAGATGACTGTGCAGAAGCTATAGTCACGGCTGTTGAAGGATATGACGAACCTCATCCTGTAAATATAGGAACAGGCAAAGAAGTTACCATTAAGGATTTAGCCACTACTATTGCAGAGTTGTGTGGATTCGAAGGAGAGATTGTGTGGGATTCTTCTAAACCGGATGGTCAGCCAAGAAGGTGTCTTGACACACAAATGGCGAAGTCTTATTTCGGCTTTGAGGCTTCTACAGACTTACAAGACGGACTGAAGAAGACTATAGAGTGGTTCGATGAAAGTAATTTGCTCGACAGTTATACGGGCTGCTGAACAAGGCTCTGTTCACGGCGGCTTATACGTTATCGACGTAGATAGTGATGAGGTTCTGGAATACGTTCCATATGCTGGAGATTTCGATAACGAGAATACAAGAGGTGGAGAACGAGGTCTTAGAGGAATAGCCGTCCTAGAAGACAGAATTATAGTTGCTGACTCTAGCGGACTTATTCAACTAGACAAAGAAACATACACGGTTACCAAAGAAAAGAGAGATAGAGGATTTTTCAAATCAATACATGAAATTTGCTATTTTGACAAACACATTTGGGTCACCTCCACTGGATATGACGCTGTTGCTAAGATAGATTTAGATTTTAATTTGGTAGAATTTTGGGAAATATTAGGGGAAAGCAAAGACGACCACAAGATATTTACTGGTAAGAGACAGATTGATCCTGAAGAAGCAAAACCGGATGACAAATATCATATTAACTCAATTTCTGCCTTTTCTGGCAGACTGGTATTCTCTGGGTTGATAACTAGTCTATACGATTTTGAATCCATGGATGTTGCAGAACCTATGCCAGAAATAGAAGGAATAAAAAGCTTTCAGCACAACTTTTACGAATACGATGACTGCTCATTAATTAACATGACAAGCCTGAAACACTTGGGAGTTATAAAAGACGGACAATCTAGATTTTTTCCTATTCCAGCTACCCATTATGCTAAATTTTCAATTGATAAGATAGCAGAAAATAACTGGAATAGAGGGTTGACTAGAGGCGGAAATTATGCTATAGTAGGTTCTTCCCCTGCTCGATTGTTATTGTTTGACATGAATAAGCTTGAATTTGTCAAACAACTGCAAATAGAAGAAGACATTAAACACTGTATACACGGTTTAGAAATTTTAGAGGTATAGCAATGCTACGCAGAGAATTTTTAAAGATTGGGGCCATGGCTGCTGCAACTATTCCATTCATTGGTACTGACACTTCGGAAGCCGCCGATGTTCAAATCTTTGTACGAAACATTGAACACTCTATCGACACACACAGACTAAACCAATCAGCACACTTATATATTAATCAGTTTTACTATCCAAATCCAATGATCTGGGTATGGACTCCTCACGGCTGGACGATTCAAGCACAACCAGTTTACTACAGAAGCAATCTAAGCTTCCAAGGACACTTGCAAGGCTATCGACAGCTAGTCCAACGAAGAGACAACATTAAACAAATTTCAATAAATGATGCCGATTGTATTTATATTCTAGAAGACGGAACTATTAAAATTTACGACAAGAGACAAAAGGCAGTTACTTCGTCTTCTGTAATTCCTAATTACGCTGCCGGTCTTGGGAGGATAGATGCACACTACAGAAGTAGATCTAGGAATCTGGGAAGAACCAGTAAATAGAATAGTAAATCACTTTGGGTTTCAAGGTGGTAAAAAACAGGCTTTGTTAAAAGACATAGCCCTATTTAAAAAGCTTGATTCTAAATACGGCTGCTTTGGTTTCAATGGGGTCAAAAAGATTCTAGAAATCAATAAAAGTGATATAAACACTTTGTCAGTGGCTGCAAAAATTTTAGGATTCAGAGGAGAGTACACCGTGTGCAAGCCAGACAAGGTGGGCAGGATGGTAGAAGAAGAGTTTGATTTGTGCATCGTCAGGAAACAAGGACATACCAAATTAATAAAGGATGTTAAAGCTACATATTCTTTAAGAGCATATTAGTATGGGTAAAACAGTACGAAAGCAAAGTAAAAAAGAAAAACGTCAGCAAAAGCTAAAAAGACAAGCAAGGCAAAAAAGACGTGTTGCACAACCGGCCAAGCTGGGATGAGTATTTTATGGGTATGGCGTATTATGCGTCCATACGCAGTCACGATTCACAGACAAAAGTGGGATGCGTAATAGTTGGCAGCCCCAATATAGTTGTCGGAGTTGGGTATAACGGATTCTGCTCAGGAGTTAAAGAGGACGATTTGCCAACGACAAGACCCGGCAAGTATCCTTTTATTGTGCATGCAGAAGCAAACGCTGTTAGCAACTTGGTTGTTAGACAGATAGACTCCTATAAGGCTTATATTACACATCTTCCTTGTGCTAATTGTGCTAAACTATTGTGGCAAACCGGCGTCATGGAATGGTATGTTCCAAAAAACTCAAAGGCTCATGGAGAGGCAGAAGAAGATAAAATCGTATATGATCATCTTATAGATAATGGTCTAGAAATAACATATCTTGATTCCAATATAGTGTATAATATCTTAGATGGCATCAAGAATATTTCATAACGGCCCACCTCTGTGGGCGAGAAAGAAACGCATGCAACAGCCCCCAAAAGGTATCACCACCGATGTAAAATTAGTAAGAGTAATCGATGGGGATACAGTAGATGTAGAAATAACTAGAAAAGTACGTGTGAGACTTCTTGATTGTTACGCTCCAGAAACTCGCACGACAGACCGAGAAGAAAAAATCAGGGGTTACGAATCGAAAAAATATCTTCACGACATGCTGACTGAAGTATTCTACAACGATTTAGCTTCAAGGAAGAAAAAAAAGATAACATTATTCATCCCTGCCGATGAAGAAGGAGAGATCAAAGACAATTTTACTTTCAACAGAGTTTTAGGAAGATTATTTATAAATGGGGAAGATGTTTCTGAGCGCATGGTAGAGGCTGGGAAGGCAACTGCAAAAGATGAATCTTAAGGGTACTAAAAGGGAAAAGCCATTCACCTTAAAACTGGCTAACGGAAAAGAAAAGTCTTTCAGAACTGGTTCTGAAATGCAAGGCTGGTACGCGAAGAACAAAGACCATCATCAATCAAGAAAAAATAAAAGACCCAAAAAGGGTTCTAAAAATAAACAGTAGGAACAATGTCTGTAAAAGAATTAGAGAGCTATACGTTTGTTTCTAAATATGCAAGATGGATACCGGAAAAGAAGAGAAGGGAGACTTGGAAAGAGTCAGTTGATCGTGTCAAACAAATGATGCTGGACCAGTATCCTGAAGCTAAAAAGGATATTGAGTGGGCTTATGATATGATGCACACCAAAAGGGTGCTAGGCTCTCAGCGTGCATTACAATTTGGTGGCTCTCCAATTGTAAAACATAATGCTAGGGTTTATAACTGTATAGCATCTTTTATAGATCGCCCAAGATTTTTTCAAGAGTGCATGTATCTTCTATTGTGTGGATGTGGCACTGGATTTTCTGTTCAGAAGCACCATGTAGAAAAACTACCCAAGCTGGTCCATAAGAAAGAAGGCAGCAAGAAATTCACCATTCCAGATACAATAGAGGGATGGTCTGATGCTGTTGGAGTTTTAGTCAGTAGCTACTTAGAAGACTCTGGCTTGTTTCCAGAGTACGAAGGAAAGAATGTAACCTTTGATTACTCCGAGATCAGACCAGCAGGCTCCTTCCTAAGCTCAAGCTCTGGCAAGGCTCCCGGTCCAGAACCTCTGAAAAAAGCCTTAACAAGTATTAAGAAAGTTTTAGACAAGGCGTTAAAGGATGCTCTATTTTCAAATAGAAAGCTGAGACCTATAGATGTCTACGATGTTGTTATGCATGCTGCTGACGCTGTTATTTCTGGCGGGGTACGCAGAAGTGCTACGATTTGTCTTTTTTCGCCAGACGATGAAGAGATGGCATTGGCAAAGACTGGTAATTGGTTTCACGATAATCCTCAACGTGGCCGGTCTAATAATTCTGCTCTTTTACTACGGGGTTCAACGACTCCTGAACAATTTTCTTCTTTAATGCAGTCAGTGAAGGAGTTTGGAGAGCCGGGTTTTGTATGGGCAGATTCCACAGAGTTTGTTGTTAATCCCTGCGTTGAAATTGGACTTTATCCAATAGATGATGAGAGTGGTGAATCAGGATGGCAAGCATGCAATTTAAGCACAATCAACTGTGCCAAAATTAAAACCAAAGAGGAGTTCCTAGAATCTTGTAGAGCGGCCTCCATCATAGGAACCCTACAAGCTGGCTTTACGTCTATGCCATATCTAGGAGAAACAACAGAGAAGATTCTTCGACGCGAGGCTTTACTGGGTGTTTCCATGACAGGCATCATGGAGCGTCACGATATTTGTCTTGATCCCGATGTGCAAAAAGAGGGAGCGAGAGAAGTAAAGAAAGCCAACAAGAATATAGCTAAAAAGATTGGTATCAATCAAGCTGCCAGAGCCACCTGTGTCAAGCCAGAAGGAACTGCTTCTTGCATTCTTGGAACTAGTTCAGGCATTCATCCGCATCACGCCAAGAGGTATATCAGGCGCGTACAGGCGAACAAGATGGAAGACATATATCAGCACTTCAAGAAAACAAATCCGAGGGCGTGCGAAGAGTCCGTGTGGTCTGCAAATGATAGCGATGACGTTGTGTCATTTTGTATTGAAGTTCCTGATGGTTCCAAACTCAAGAATCAAGTTGGGGCCATCGGCCTTTTGGGGTATGTCAAAAGCACACAGCAAAACTGGGTGATGATAGGCAGAACAGATTCTCTCTGTGCTCAACCATACTTGCAGCACAATGTATCCAACACTATCAACGTAAAACCGGAAGAGTGGGAAGAAGTAGAGAAGTTCATCTACAAGAATAGAAAATATTTCTGTGGAGTCTCCCTGCTTCCTCTAAGCGGCGATAAGGATTATCCTCAAGCTCCTTTCACGACAGTGTATCTTCCCAGTGAAATGGTGTCTCATTACGGGGATGGCGCAATGTTTGTAAGCGGCCTTATTGAAGTGGCACTTAATTTATGGGAAGATAATCTTTGGGCCGCTTGCGATTCGCTACTAGGTCTAGGACAGAAAGTAAAAGGTAATGGTAAAAAAGCTTGGGCGGATAGATGTCAAAGGTTTGCCGATAAGTACATGGATGGAAATATTAAACAGTTAACCTACTGCATGAAAGATGTGTACAACTGGAAAGAATGGGTTGACGTTAAGAGATCTTATTCGTCCGTAGACTACACCGAGTGTATAGAAGAGCAAGACAATACCACCCCAGAGCAGGAACTGGCCTGTGCTGGTGGCGTGTGTGAAATTATCTAGGATGTATATATGTTTTTTATAGAACAGTGCGTGGAGGACAACGTAATGGCTATGGCAGACGAAGTGGGGGCGTTGGAGGTTCAATTATTATCAGATAAGGGTACTCTGCCTTCCAAAGCGAACCGTTTTGATGCTGGGTTTGATTTATACGCTTCTGAGAACGCCTTAATTCACCCAAAAGAAAGACTGCTCGTTAGCACAGACATTGCTATGGCCATACCCAAAGGGCACGTTGGTCTTATTTGGCCCAGATCAGGACTTGCTGTAAAGAAGGGGGTTGATGTTTTTGCAGGAGTCATTGACTCTGGGTACAGAGGAGAAGTCAAAGTCTGCCTATATAATTCAGGTAGCGAGATCTTGGAGGTCGAAGAAGGAGACCGGATAGCTCAGCTTTTAATTCAAAAAGCAGAGAACTATTTTGTCAAAAAGGTGGAAAGTTTGGATGACAGTGAGCGTGGTGACAAAGGTTTTGGTAGTTCTGGCAAATAGAAGAAACTCCTATGAAAAGAGGCCCAAAGAGATCATTAAAACCGAAAACCCCAAATCAAGCTGAATATATTAGAACAATATCTGAAAACGATATTACATTTTGCGAAGGTCCAGCGGGGTCTGGTAAAACTAGCGTAGCTGTAGGATTGGCTTGCCAATATCTAAAAGAGGGAAGAGTTCAAAAGATTATAATAACTAGACCGGTTGTTGAATCTGGAAGAACGGGGCTGGGATTCTTACCGGGAAGTTTTAAAGAAAAGATACATCCATATCTTGTACCTGTTCTAGAAGAAATGAAACTATATCTGACAGATGCTCAGATTAAAAAGTTTCTTGACGACGACACTATAGAGATCGTTCCTCTAGAATATATGAGAGGTAGAAACTTTCATAACTGCTTCATGATCTTAGATGAGGCACAAAATACGACACATGAACAAATCAAAATGTTTATAACTCGTATAGGTAGAAAATCTAAGGCGGTTGTAAACGGGGATATAGAGCAAAGCGACTTACCACCTAACGCTAGAGGGGCGCTAGAAAACTGTTTGGATAAATTAGAAGACACAAACTTAGTAGGGATCGTAGAGTTGACAGAAGACGATATTGTTAGAAATAGAATTATATCTGCAATATTATCTAAATTATAAGCCCTTGTAGCTCAACAGGATAGAGCAACGGTCTTCTAAACCGTAGGTTGCAGGTTCGAGTCCTGCCGAGGGTGCGTGCATCCACGTCTATTGGACGGTATAATATATAAAGGAGGAAACCATGCCCGATTCGCTTAAGACATTAATAGTAGATTGCGATGGGGTGATAGCTGACAAGAATCATGGAGGGGATTATAGCAAGGCAGGACCACTACAACATGGAATAGACCAAGTTAATAAGCTTTATGATATGGGCTATACCATTACTTTGTATACTGCCAGATATGGGGACAGAGAAAAGGGAAATATCAACAGACAGTACGAGCGTGGATATAGGGAATGGACAGACTGGCTTGCAGACCACGGTGTTAAATATCATCACGCCTACATGGGGAAACCTGCTGGCGTAATGTATATCGATGACAAGGCTGCTAGGGTTCGTGGAGACGACGAATTCGGCTGGTCAGAGGTTTGGGAGGAAGTATCTAATCTAGAAGGCAAGGATAGATATGGAAATCCAAAATGAATATAGTAAGGCTGTTTGAAAAGTATTCTTTAGTAATAGCCTATGCTCAGTTGTGGCTTTTTATAGGGTTTGCATCTGCTGTTGATATATACGTTTCTATACAAACTCAGGAATATCTATACGAACTAGAGGTCAACCCAGTTGGTCGATGGCTGATTGAATTGGATGACGGAGATATTGCTTTATTCATGGGCGTGAAAATGGCCGGGACTACACTGGCTCTAGGGTGCTTAGTTTGGCTGTATAACTTGAAGCCATCATGGGCTTGGCCATCTATCTTTGGCGTGGCTATTATGCAGCTATTTGTCCTATGGAGTCTACAACGATGAAGCTGTTTGGAATCAGCATTTTTCCCACTAAGAAATTTGCTAGATTAAATAAGAGATATTCTTTGAAAACTGACGATGGAAAACCTTTTAAACTCCTAAAAGAAGAACAATGTCACGAAATTATTGAAGTGTCAAACAAGGCAAGTATGGTTGGCGGTAATGTAGTTGATCATTTATGCAAACAAATTATTAATATGAGACGTTTGTGCGAACAAATTGTAGAAGAGAAAAACAACACAAGTTCACAAAACAAAATAATTAAAGATATAGAACAGATAATATAATGCCAACTTATGAATACAAGTGTGGCGCTTGCGATCATGGCTTTGAGACAGTTCAATCCATGAAAGATAAAGCAAAAAAAAAGTGTCCAGAATGCGGAAAACATAAATTAAAGCGCGTTTTTGGCACCCCATTTGTTTTTGTAAAAGGGGAACCCCAAACAATTGGACATTGGGCTGACAGAAATACAGAAAAAATGGGAAGATACGAGCTTGGAGATAAGCTTGGTCAGCGTGAAGAGGCTAATAAAAAGGCCAAGGGAAATAATAAAAAACCTTGGTACGCTGAAAACTCTACAGCAAGCAAAAAAGAAATCAAAAAAATGACGCCAGAACAAAAGATAAATTATATTAAGAAAGGAACCAAGTAATGGCTGGAGACGCTCCGTATAAAGCTATTGTAACAATGGAAATATCCATTCACGAAGTTCTAAAAACCGGAGAGTGTTCTGGCAGCAAGATGCCATTAGAAGAAATGAATAGATATGGAATTAAATCTAAAAAAATTCCCGTGGTTGTAAAAGGGAAAAATAAATACGACTGTGTGAAGAATCTTATCAATAAAATACAAGAATTTCACGATGGATCATAACTATGGTAGAATTTTTTGAAAAAGACCCAAAAGAATCTCAAGACCCAATCAACGCTGAACCACTACAGTTAGACTGCTCTAATTGTGGGGCTGCTTTAGTAAAAGTTATGAAAAAACAACACGCTCCAACATCAGTAACGGTCAAAGCGAACTGCTGTTTTTGCGGCGATAGCAGTTTTACGAAGGAAGTGTCTGGAGCTTTTTACATGGTTCCCTCCGAAGGCGTGCAACTGGTAGGAGCTATGGACACGGGAGATTCTAAAAGATTTATAATCGAAACAAAGGAATCCGGCGATGGCTAGGCACGAACACGAAAAACTAGATTTTGATCTGCCAGAACCAGTCAAAACATCTTCTTTTGGATATACGGAATACGCTAAAGCGTGCCAAATTGATGATAGCAAGTGTTATGCAAAAAGACTTCAAAGAGAGAAGGGATCAGACATTTCTTCTGCCTATTATCTAAAATTTGGCCGAGGTAGAATTTTTGATCCGTGGGGCACTTATGCAGGAAGAGAGAAGACTGGCGACTGGGATTGGAAAAAAGTTTCATACTCTGTCTGGTCAAGATACATTAGATATTTATCAAGCAGAAATAGTAGGCACTTAACCCACGCAGAGAGGATGATTATCGATGACAGCCAAAAATAAAGGGCCTCTAACCAAAGTGGAAAAATTTTATATTGACAACAATAAAAATAAAAAAATCGAGGAGCTAGCTGAAGATTTATCTAGAACAAAAAAGACTATCAAAAAATATTTAGATACAATAGTTGATTCTAGTGAAGCTAGCCATATAGCTAAAGCAAAGTCTGATTCTCCAACCGCAGGAGATATGATGCTTAAAAATGAAAGATATGGCGTTTCCATTATGACACAAGAAGCTTCCATGAATGGAGACGCAACCGCAGTAAAGAGTAACAAGTTTAATCCAAGTTTTCTACACAAGATAAAGGATGACTAATGGTTTTTATATGTACAGAGCCTGATCTGTATATAGCCCAAATGTTCGAATGGGGCACTGTTTGGGTAGCGACTTTGTCAGACGGTAGCGTTGTATACCAAGATGACGACAGAGAAAATGTAGAGCCAGATAGCGCATGGGAGAGACTAGGAATACACTGTCAAGAAACCGGAACGCATGTAGTAGACTTTTATGTGCAAAACGGTACAAATAAAATTGAACTCGGAAAAGATAAAGATGGATATTACTTTTGCAAAGGCGCTGGAGGATTTTTGTACGGGGGGGACATCACCCACCATTCTTATGTGTGTGGAGTCCTTGAAGATGGTATTCTAAGTATTACATCTTACAATGTTCCTGAGTTGACAGTACAATTCTCAGAAACCAGAGATCCTGATCAAGCTGGTATCTGTTTGATAACAAAACAAGGTGTGTTAAGTGAGCAAAAAAAGGACTAATAAGAGTAATTACAAATCCCCATCAACCGGTGAATATTGCACAGCGGCACAATATATAGCTGAAATAGTCTGCCAAAGACAAGCCGAAAAGGACAACGTTGGAACTCCCGCGTATAAATTTTGGAACACAGACAAATGGAAAAAGTCCTACACTCATCAAATTATTCTTGCTAATCGCCTCGTTAAAAAGCACGACGAGAGGGCTATAATAAAAGCTCTTAAAAGCGCAAGAGGGAAATCCATCTATTCTCTAAGATTTCCCGGTCTAGAAGATCTGATCAAAAAAGAGCAAGAAAATTTAAATAGATCAGACTACAAAGAGTCTATCGATATTGAAAACGTAGACACTAGCAAAAAACCAAGAAGACCATTTGGCAACAAAAGTTCTTTTTCCAAGCTAAGAGATTTAGACAATGAATGAATACTATGAAAAAGTAGAAAAAGACATTATCAAAAAGTATGGCGAGATTATGATCGATTCTAATCTTGTTATTGAAGAAGATATATTAACGGTTCCTGTTAGTCCCGCAATAGATATTGGGCTAAACGGAGGAATCCCAGAGGGTAGCTGGGTGATTCTGTCTGGCGCGCCAAAGTGCGGAAAGACTACTACGGCGTTGCAAATCGCTGCCAACTGTCAATCTGAAGAGTCTGGCGGAAGGATGGTCTATTACTTAAACGCCGAAGGCAGATTCAAGAAGATGAACCTAAGCGGTGTGGAGGGATTAAATCCTGACAAATTAAAACTGATACAATCTACCCAAGGAAACATCTTAACAGCAGAAGACTTTCTAACTATTGCAACCAACATCATCAAAGACCATCCGGGCTGCGTAGTCATAATAGATTCTGCCTCTGCCCTGTCGCCAGAAAAGGAAATGCTCAACGAGATCAACGGTCAAACTAGAGCGGGCACTCCCAAACTATTATCTTCGTTTTGCAAACAAATGGGGACCGTTGTTCCTATTCAAAATACCATCATTATTATTATTCAACACCTAATCGCCAACACCAGCGGATATGGAAAGGCTTATATTGAAGATGGTGGTCAAAAAATTAAATATCAGTCAGATATTAAATTAAGAGCAAAAGGAGTCAAGAAATGGAACATTGGAAATTCTGAAACTCCAATTGGTCAAATAGTCTCTTGGACCGTGGAGCACTCAGCTTTAGGCCCACCGGGAGCAGTAGTAGATAGCTATATTAGATATGGAAAAGGAATAGACAGTGTTTATGAATGGATAAATTTAGCAGCAGACTTTGGTCTGATTTCTAAGGCTGGGGCTTGGTTTAAATGCAACTTCATGGAAGACCACGAGGAAGAAGCTAAAGCTATTGAGTTTGATCCTGCCACTAAGTTTCAAGGTCAAGAAAAGCTATATAAATTTCTACAAGAAAATCCTAAGCTTCTAGAATTGCTAGAGGCAGACATCAAGTCTATGCTATGAAAATAACCGGACTAGACGGCAAAACATACACTTGGAACTTGACTAATCATGTTCCATACAAAGATGATGAAAGGCCACGCTCACAACACCATATACGTGCAAGATCCCTCTTGACCTCCGAGTTTCCATACGATAGAATCTTGGAAGAGGTTCCTCTGCCGGGGTGCGGCCTGTATGCTGATTTCTACATTCCAAAGAGAAAATTAATGATTGAGGTTCATGGATCTCAACATTATAAGTTTAACTCTTTTTTCTTTAAAAGTAAAGCCGACTTTTACAAAGCCAAGGCAAGAGATAGAAAAAAATCTAACTGGGCAGATATAAACAATATCACCTACATAGAACTACCACATACAGAGAGTGATGATGAGTGGAGAAAACGCATCTTCGATGACAGCTAAAGGGCAGCTAGCCCACTTTGAAAAATTGATAGATTCCTATGTGTCCAAACAGGGAATACATAGGATTGAATATAACGAGGAGGCTCTAAAAATATTAAATATGAAGAGCTTTGAATTGAAGGCTTTGACAAGCCAAGAGTGTGGTGAACTAGCCTTTGCTTTGTCTCAATACGCATTGTATGTTCAACAGCAAATAAATGATCAAAACGCCAGAGTGAACTGGGCTAAAAATAACATCAAAAGTATTGTCGCTAAAAACTTAGGACAGTTTGACAGATATATGAAGTATGAAGAAAAAGAATATGCCATCATAGCCACTGATGAGTACGCTAAGAAGATAAACGATATACTGTCCTATGCTCAGGCCGTCTCTGACAAATTGGCGTATATGGCTGGAAGGATTCAGTCTTTAGGTAATACGCTAATAGAGTTACAACGTAGCAAGAGGAGAGTGGATAATGTCAGCTAACTGGATAGATGCTATAAAAGACTTCACAGATGGCGTTGAGCAAGGCGTGCTGACAAATGATATGAGCCTTGTAAGAAAAAGTCTTGAAGACTTTCTTGGTGTGGAGTTAGTAGGAATGAGCATTAAAGAGATTAACGATGGCACCGATACGAAAGAAGACTTAGACGAGGATTTGCAACAGAGACTTGATTTGGAAGATTTCAAAGAAGAAACTAGAAAGACTCCATATAGCTCCCCCTCTGACGAAGATGATTTCACTATGCCAGCGTCAGAAAAAACTGATAATTCTAGGCAAAGACTTGCCAAGAGAAAGTCTATAGATTTAGATAATAGAGAAAATAAATTTGTAGATGACGGTACGATAGAAGTAGACGAAGCTGGAGCAAATCTGATTAATGACTCAGTTGCAAAGCCTGTCGAACGGTCGAGAAGACCATCCGAGGGGTTAATGAGCATCATTTGTCATTTATGTGGAAAATCAGAGATGATTCCACCGTCCCTCAAAAGAGAGCATTACAGATGTAGTGCTTGTTGTAAAGGTTAAAGTATGAATCAAATACTCAATGATACGGCGGCTGAAAGGGCTGTGTTATCAGGAGTATGTCAATACGGTTCGCAAGCATTTGTTGATGTCGATGATGTAATAACAGCTAACAGCTTTGTTCATGAATCAAATCAAATCATATACAAATGCCTCAGTAAGATTCTTGAAAACAGCGATCAGGTTGACATATCTTCTATTCTTTCTAGCGCCACGGAACTTAATTTTCACGAGATACTTAATTCTAAGAAAGAGCTTGAGTATCTAAGATCAATTTTCAACTTCCCCATACATCTTGAGAACGTGCGGAAGCACGCTGTTAAGATCAGGAAGTTAGAATTTGCCCGAACAATACAGAAAAATATTAAACAGGCGTATACAGACTTATCTGAAATCACAGGAGAAGAAACGGTAGACGAGATTATATCTCTTGCCGAAAACCCTATCTTTGAACTTTCTAATTCTATTAAACAAAATGGGGATGATAGACCTAAGTCTTTGGGAGACGATGTTGAGGAATACATCCAGCACCTAGAGGACAACCCGGTAGACATGCTGGGAATAAGTAGCGGCTATCAAAGATTTGACACAGCCATCGGAGGAGGGTTTAGAAGAAAATGTGTTGATCTGATTGCCGCCAGACCAAAGGTCGGCAAGAGCATGTTTGGCGACAATGTAGCTTTACATGTGTCTAAAGAGCTTGACATACCGGTCTTGATGTTAGACACTGAAATGTCCAAAGAAGATCATATCAATCGTATTGTTTCTAATATTAGCACTGTCCCTATCAATACAATATCCACGGGCAAATTTTCAAACAGCGCGATAGAAAAAGAAAAAATACACAACGCTTCAAATAAGCTTAAAGATATTCCTTACGACTATATTAGTATAGCTGGAAAGCCTTTTGAGGAAACGCTTTCTGTCATGAGAAGGTGGATTTCTCAAAAAGTAGGATTCGACGAGAACGGGAGAACCAATGACTGCTTGATAGTTTATGACTATCTTAAATTAATGACTTCGGATAGCATCTCATCTAATTTACAAGAGTTTCAAGTTCTAGGGTTTCAAATAACGTCTCTGCACAATTTTTGTGTTCAGTATGACTGTCCCTGCCTTTCATTTGTTCAATTAAACAGAGATGGAATTACTAAAGAATCTACAGATGTTGTTAGTGGCTCTGATAGATTGATATGGTTGTGTACCAGTTTTTCTATCTTTAAAAATAAATCAGAAGAAGAGGTTGCAGAAGACGGAGAAGAAAATGGCAACAAAAAATTAGTACCCTTAGTTTCAAGACACGGTCCGGGTCTCAACGATGGGGATTATATAAATATGTCCATGAAGGGAGATGTGGCCAAACTGGACGAAGGTTGTACAAGAAATGAATTGAAAAAAGGCAGCGCAAAACAAGAGCAAGGGTTTATTGTAGATGAAAACGACAACGAACAAATACCATTCGCAACAGAGTAATGACAGAAGAAAAATAAATGCTATTTCAAACGGCCTAGTAGAAAGAGTCACTGATCTACTTTCATACTTTGAGATAGAATATGAAGTTTTTGATAACAGGGTTACATTCGCGTGCCCAGTGCATGGTGGAGATAATCCTACAGCCGTTAGTATATTTACTGACGGGGATTCTATTATTGGAAACTGGCAATGTTTTACTCACCACTGTGAAACAGAATACAAACAAGATATACTAGGGTTCTTACAAGGGGTGTTAAGCTCAACCACCGAAGAGGATGTAACATTTGGACAGACAATTAAATTTGCGTGCGAATTCCTCGAATCCTCATTTGACAATCTTGAGAAATATGAAAATAATATAGTTACTTTCACAGAGCTAGCTAACAAGGTGTTCGAAAAAAAAATAGAACACCAAGAAGGCATAAGCAGGAAAGAAATAAGAGAGAGAATACAAATACCGGCATCTTATTATATTGACAGAGGCTTTCTACCAGAAACGTTGGAAAAATTTGACGTTGGACTGTGTACGGTGTCAAACAAGCCTATGTCCAACAGGGTTGTTGTGCCGGTCTACGACAGTGATCATCAGTATATGATAGGGTGTGTTGGCAGAGCTACAAGCCCCAACATCAATCCAAAATGGCTCAACAGCAAAGGCTTCAACTCTGGAGCATCTCTTTATAATTATTGGTATGCAAAAGACCACATTCTGGAAAGCAACACGGCAATTTTGGTCGAGGGGCAAGGCGATGTGTGGAGATTGTATGAAGCTGGTATATATAATGTAGTGGGGATGTTTGGATGTTCTCTAGGAGAGCAGCAGAGACTCATTTTGGAAAGATCTGGAGCTTTAAAACTCGTCATCATAACAGACGCGGACGAAGCTGGTAGGCTGGCCAGAGAAAAAATAGCAGCGCAATGTGAAAGAATGTACAACATTCAATTTGTTGACCTACCACAAAAAGACGTTGGCGATATGAGCGTGGAAGAAATTAATGATCACATTAAGCCTCAATTGGGGATTTGAATGTCTGAATTGGATCTAGGCTTGAAGCTCGATTATAGATTTGGAGCGTCTTTATTTATGATCGCCGCAATGGTTTCAGCTATAGTAAACGGCTTTGCTCCGTCCTACGTAACTGAAGTTTTAATGTGGATATGCATCAATTTCTTTGTTCTCGATAAACCTACAAGGCGTGCAAGATGACTCAAAAAATTTTAGCAATAAGTGGTCACAAGAGAGCGGGAAAGACCACTTGTGTCAATTTTTTACATGGGTATGAACTACAACGGAACCAAGTTATTAAAAAGTTTGCCCTTAATGAGAGGGGTCAACTTTTAGTAAACGCCACCTTCATAGATGAAAAAGGCGAAGAAACTGAGCAAATGGGTAGGCTTGATCTGGATAATAGAGAGCCAAGATTTGTTGAATATTATACAATGAACATCTGGCCATTTATTAAATCTTACAACTTTGCAGACGCCCTTAAATCTATAGCGATTAATTTTTTTGGGTTAACATATGATCAATGTTACGGGTCTGAACAAGACAAGAACAGTCCTTGCCCAATAAAAGATTATACAGCCAGAGAGTTTCTGCAATATTTTGGCACAGACGTTTGTCGTTCTCTAAAAGAAGATGTGTGGGTTGATTTTTGTATTAATCAAATAAAATTAGAACAGAGCGCTTTAGCCCTAATAGGAGATTGTCGTTTTCCAGACGAAGTAGAGGCTGTTCAAAAGGCTGGTGGAAAGGTCATCCGTTTAACCAGATCGCCACACGACGATTCTCATACTAGCGAAATAGCTTTAGATACCTACAAAGGATTTGACGCGGTAATTGACAACGAAGGCTTAAGCGTTGATGAGCAATCGAAAAAATTGTTAAATATACTCATGGAGTGGGGATGGCTAGAGTCGGCATGAAGACCAAACTTATCTCCATCACTCCCGACGCAGAAGAAACCATTGGTTATTGCGCCAGAGTGAGCAATCCTAAAAACCAAGACAATCCAGAGGTATCTGGACTTCTCAAGTTTTGTATCAGGCATGGGCATTGGTCTATTTTTGAAATGGCAAACATGGTTGTTGAGATAAATACAACCAGAGGAATAGCTGCTCAAATTCTAAGACATCGCAGCTTTTCCTTTCAGGAGTTTAGTCAGCGATATGCTAAGGCCGAGGGGTTTGAATATATACAGCCTAGAAGACAAGACACAAAAAATCGACAAAATTCTTGGGATGATCTTGAAGAAGAGGACAGGGTGTGGTTTGAATACACTAACAAAAAAATTCAGGATGCAACAAATGATTTTTACGAAGAAGCATTAGAGAGAGGGATAGCCAAAGAAAGTGCTAGATTCTTATTGCCGTTGAGCACCAAGACTCGCATGTATATGAATGGAACGGTTAGAAGCTGGATTCATTACATAAAATTGCGAACAGATCCATCAACTCAGAAAGAGCATCAGGACATTGCAAATGAAATCAAGGGCATCTTTAGGGAAGAACTCCCCATCATATCAGAAGCCTTGGAGTGGAATGAATGCTCGTAGCCTACATACGAAGCTCATCATATAATAGTTATGACTACTGTCAGCAACAGTATTATATAAATTATGTTTTGGGGTTTCCATCAACATCTGGTAAAAAAGCCCAACAGGGAACCATCGTCCACAAGGTGATGGAGTGTCTGTCTGCTTGCAAGAAAAGGTTGCAAAGTCTTCCAGAGTCTAGCTTGATGAGTGTCACAGATGACGCACTCGGAAGAATCACATTCACTCATAGCAAACTGTACTCAGACGAGTTTGTTGACAAGTTAGTGGATAAAAGCTTTGAGTATTATACGTCTAACTGCGTACACTCTTATACAGAAAAAGAAGAAAGAGAATGTCGCAAGTGGACATGGATGGGCCTACATTACAATGATGGCCAATTTGACCCCAGAAACAGAACCATTGTAGACACAGAACCACACTTTGACATTGAGATAGATGAGCCGTGGGCAGAATACGATTATACTCTTGGCGACGGAACAAAACTGAAGGGCAAACTAGCCATCAAGGGGACCATAGATCTAGTTACAGAGGTGGAAGACGGAGTAATAGAAGTTATAGATTGGAAGACGGGAAGAAGAATTAATTGGGCCACAGGCGAAGAAAAGGACTATAATAAATTAGAGAGTGATCCACAATTACTTCTCTACTATTATGCTATATCAAAGCTATACCCTGATTACAATCAGGCTATAATGACTATTTTCTATATCAAAGATGGAGGACCATTCTCTCTATGCTTTGATGATGGAGCCAAAGATCTATTCCTAAAAATGCTTAGGAAAAGGTTTAATCAGATCAAGAACAACAAGGCTCCTCAGTTGCTTTCCCGCGAGCAAACTCACTGGAAATGCACAAGGCTTTGCGACTATTATAAGAATAACTGGGAAGGTACAGATACCAATGTTTGTAAATATGTTCAAGAGCATATTAAGAAACATGGTATTGAAAGGACTACATCGGAGTGTACCAAACCAGACTTTAATATAGGGTATTATGATGCTCCCGGTTAAATATTTTTCTAATGATGAAGTAGCGGAAATAATTTCGGTTCCAGAGTGCGTAGAAGTAGTTGAGGATTTATTCAATAATATTGAAGATACTCAGATGCCACCCAAAGTGTATATGGATATACCGAATGGTGATTTCAGGTCTATGCCAGCAGTCGTTAAAAACACGGCTGGTATCAAGTGGTGCGGAGTACATCTAGACGAAACGGGCACAAAACGCAAAATTAATATTTTTGCAAAAGTTCTTATCAACGATATAGATTCTGGAAAGCTGTTAGCTATTCTAGATGGAGAGACCCTAACAGCTATCAGAACAGCCGCCGTAACTGGCGTTGCCACTAGACACTTATCCCCCAAATATGCAACCAAAGCCGCTTTTATTGGATGTGGAAACCAAACACTTAGACAAATAGAAGCCGTACTCACCGTAAGAGATATCGAGGTTATTAAACTATTTGATCTTAGCGAAGACAGAGCTAATCAATTAAAAGACGAATTAAATTATTTAGAGGTGAGGCAGGGAAGTCCTATAGAAATACAAGTACACAACGACCTTGAAAATTGTCTGTGGGACGCCGACATAGTAACTACATTAACACCCTCACGCCAACCATTTGTCAAGTATAAATATCTCAAACCTGTAGTTCACATTAACGCTGTTGGAGCAGACGCAGAAGGAAAAAGAGAGCTACATCCATGCGTTCTTGAAAATGTGGACTTGGTATCGTATGATGAATGGGTTCAGTGTTCCCATTCTGGAGAGATACAGTATGCTCAAAAGAGTAAAATTTCACAAATATGGTGCCCAATATCAGAAGTGGTTCAAGGCAGAGTAGAAAAAAGTGGGTGCAGGACTACGCTATTCGATGCTACAGGATTAGCAATAGAGGACGTTGCGACAGCACGATATATTTATGAAAAGTTCAACAAACAAAAGTAATATTGTACAGGTCGACTTTACCGATGAGATGGTAGAGCGAGCTATAGATAAATCAAAATGGCTTGGGAAAATAAATAATTCTATTCTCAAGGGCAGGGGAAACTTTGCTGGTTTTCTCGGTGAGGAAATAGTTGCTGATTATATCCAAGCCGAGATAATCAGTAAAAGTAAAAGTGCAGAGAGATTTAACTATGATCTAATCAAGGGATCTCAAAAGATAGAAGTAAAATCTAAACGCAGGAAGGTTCCTCCTAAAGATTTTTATGATGCGTCTGTAGCAGAAACGAGCGCTCACCAAAGGCCGGATATATATATCTTTACCAGTATTCAATTTAAGAACCATAAACCTATTAGAGCTTGGATTTGTGGACAAAAGGACGCAAAGGAATACTTTCAACAGGCTAATTTTTATGCGGAGGGAGATATTGACCCCTCTAACGGTTGGAAAGTTTCTACCGATTGTCATAATTTGCCGTACAAGGATCTTGACCCAGTAGGACGCTGAAATGCCAATTTGGACGCCGCTACACTTGCACACCCATTACAGTTTATTGGACGGTCTCTCAAAGCCCTCACAGGTCGCAGAACGCTGCTCGAACCTTGGGTACGATGCATGCGCCGTGACTGACCACGGGACGATCTCAGGGGCCGTTTCGTTCGTCAGGGCGATGAAAGCAAAAAACATAAAGCCTATCCTTGGGTGTGAATTTTATTTGTGTGATCAAGACCCCTGCGTAAAAGACAAGAGTAATAGGCAGCTAAGCCATCTAGTAGTTCTGGCTAAAAATTTAAATGGTTGGAAAAAGTTGATAGAAGCAACTTCAGCCAGCAATGACGAAGAAGTCTTTTATCACAAACCGCGATTGGATCTCAATACTCTTGCTGAATACTGTGACGGAGATCTTATCAGTTTTTCTGGCCACATAGGGAGCCAGCTTGCAGATATTATATTCTCTGATAAAAAGTCTGCATATGGAGCATCCACCTATGAAGAAGCCAAACAGTGCATAGACACAGACTGGCTTAACAAAACCACTCTGCTGGCTGAAAAATATAGAGATATTTTCGGCAACGGCAATTTCTTTTTAGAAATACAACTGATAGATCAAGATCAGTGTCCCGCTCAAAGAATTACTGCTGAAGCATTAAGGTATATCAGCAAGAAAACTGGAATACCGTGTGTTGCCACAGCAGATTCTCACTATTGCTCTTCCGAGGACGCTCCAGACCAGAGGGTTCTTCTATGCTCTTCCATGAGAACAACACTGAAGAAAGTAGAAGAAAAACTTAACAATTCTGAAGATGTTGGATTAGGCGGATTCTTTTGTTCAAATAGATATCACATTCCGACAGAAGAAGAAATTCAACAGATAAATACAGAAGCAGAAATTCATAACACCAAAACAATAGCTGACATGTGCGAGGACTATAACATTTTGGGAACACCAATGCTTCCAAAATTCTCTTGTCCAGACAACATGGCGGAAGACGAATACTTAAGGGTTCTTTGCAGGAGGGGATGGCAAGATAAACTAGTTGCTTCTGGAAAAGTATCAGGAGATGATAGATCTGAGTTGTATGCTGAAAAAATAAAAGAAGAGCTTTCAGTCATACAAGAAGCAAATCTATCCGGTTATTTCCTCATAGTTCAAGATATAGTAAATCATGTAAGAGAGCAGGGATGGTTGCCGGGTCCGGGTCGAGGATCAGCAGCAGGTTGCTTAATATCCCATCTGATTGGTATAACAGAAGTAGACCCAATAGAATATGGTTTAATTTTTGAGAGATTTTACAACGCTGGTAGAAATACTGGAGGGCATATATCCCTGCCAGATATCGACATTGATGTTCCTACCAACAAGAGAGAATCTGTAATTGAATACATGCGTCAAAAATATGGAAGAGACAATGTTGGCCAGATGGTTACACTTGGCCGCATGCAAGGTAGAACCTCTTTAAAAGAAGTGTTGCGGGTTCATGATGCGTGCAGTTACGAAGAAATGAATCAAATAACCAAAAATATTCCATCAGAAGCAGAGATATCAGACCAACTACAAGAAATGGAAGACCCCTCTATTATTAGGTGGGCTTTGATTAATCAACCTGACAGGCTTAGAGACTGGTGTCGGATGGAAGATGATGGCAGTCTAAGTGGAGACTTATCAAAACTATTTGAACAGGCCATTCGATTAGAAGGAACATATAAATCGCAAGGCAAGCACGCTGCTGGAGTAGTAATTTCTTCCGAAAACTTAAGCGAAGTGTGTCCAATGGTTAGAGAAAAAAGAGGATCAGAAAAAATAGCGGGCTTGGAAATGCAAGATTTAGAAGCTATGGGTCATGTTAAATTCGATATTCTTGGAATCAGCTTTCTTGACAAAATTATGGGAGTATCCAATCAACTATCTACCGGAATAATTAAATGACTAAAACAGATATCTATAAAAAGGTTATTATAGATGGGTCGGCAGTAGAATGTAACAGATTGTCTTTATGCTGTATTAACGACTATATGAAATTTTCATCAAATAGAAATATTAGATATCAAGTGGATTGTGATGATTACAGATTAAAATTTAGCGAATTGTATGATGACATCCATGTCGCTGTTGAAAAATACATAGAAATAAAAAGAAAACTGTACAAATGAGATTAGACCACATCGCTTACAGAGTTTCTGACAGAAAAAAAACTTCCAACTTTCTCAACGGAATACTTAAATATAAAGTTGAGACTGAATTTGACATTGTTTTCGATGATGGGTCTAAAGCTGATTGTATTGCTATGATCCCAAAAGAAAAAATGGACAATGTTCCATCAATAGAAGCTGGAGGACACAGACATGTTGCTCCAGAAATATTCGTATCAGACGGAGATGAAAATTCGATTGTTGGAAAGTGGGTTGCCGAAAGAGGTGGTGTCGGGGGAGTCCACCACTTTGCTTATCAAGTGTTTGGTATAGATCGTGTCGTAAAAGAGTGGAGAGAAGAAGGAGTAGAATTTCTCACAGAAGAAGTGATCGACTGTCCTGAAGACGATCTAAGACAAATCTTTACAAAACCCCTTCCAGAATTAGGCGGGGTAATTATAGAACTAATAGAGCGGGGCCACAAAGGGTTCTGCCAAAACTCAGTAAAAAATCTAATGGAATCTACAAAGGAAGCAAAATGACAACATACCAAATAACAAAGGGAATGCATTATATTAATGGTCGATTCGTCGATGGGGACGAAGAAAACTTATTTGATAGCGTTAATCCTGCTACGGGAAAAATAGTTGGAGCATTTCCACAGGCTTCTAAAGAGGAAGTTGAAAATGCTTACAGTTCTGCTAGAGGAGCTTTGAGTGAGTGGAGAAATTTAAGTAGATTTCAACGCGGCGATTATTTTCTCAGAGTAGCCAGCCTAATAGAAAATAATAAAGAAGATATTGCAGAAATTATTAGTCTAGAGACTGGTAAAGTTTTTAATGAGTCTATTGCGGAAGTCAACGAGGCTTTGCATATGGCTCAATACGCTTTTAGCACAGGAAGGATGCCTTATGGAGAAGCAATCGCGTCTGAGCTACCTGAAAAGGACGCTTTTATGCTCAGGAAGCCCAAGGGTGTTGTTGCTATTGTTGCTCCTTTTAACTTTCCTTTCGCTATTGGAGGCTTCTGGTGCGCTGCACCGGCTCTTGTCGAAGGTAATACCGTTATTTTAAAACCAAGCGAAGATGTTCCTTGGGTTGGGCAGATTACTGCGGAGCTTTATAGAGAAGCTGGTTTTCCACCGGGCGTGTTTAATATGATTCATGGTGATGGTATGGTTGGAAACAGCCTTATAAAACAAGATGTAGACCATATTTGCTTTACCGGAAGCGCTGATGTAGGAATGCATGTTCGTAAAGTGTGTGCTGAAAGCTGGCACAAAACTTGTTCTTGTGAAATGGGAAGTAAATCAGCAGTAATTATCCATGAAGACGCCAATTATGACCTAGCAATGGCGGCGTGTCTTGCCAGCGCTTTCAAACTGTCTGGTCAACGCTGCGTGTCTGCCGGTCGGATGATTGTCCACCGATCTCTATATGATAGATTTGCACAAGATTTTGCTTCTCTTGCCGCTAACGCTGTAACAGGAGACCCGTTTGACGATAACACATTTTACGGAAGCCTAATTAACGAACCCCAACTCCAAAGGGTTGAAGGGTTTAACAAAATGGTAGAGGAAGACCCAGAAGCAGAAGTGTTGTTGATGGGAGAACGCTTGGAAGGCGATGGCCTATTCTTAACACCCACTGTGTACAAGACTGAGTGGAGAGATGTCCCTTATCTCAAGCAGGAGGTATTTGGACCTCATGTCTCTATTATTCCTTACGACACAGTAGATGATGCTATTCGCATTTATAATGATACAGACTATGGACTTTCACTAGGAGTAGTAACGGAGAACTTTAAAATTGCCAGACGTATCCGTAATGAGTGTGATTTTGGTCTTGGTTATTGGAACGGTGGCAGCATTGCGGCTGAGAGCCATCTGGGATTCGGAGGAGTGAAGAAGTCTGGAAACGGACAACCTAGCGCAGCCCGAACCTTCAGATCTGTTACACATGAAGTAGCTTGGACTGTCAATCACGGCGACTCTCTAAACTTTCCACAAGGCATGAAGACCGGTAGCTAATGACCGATTTGTTGGTATGCAATCCTGCATATTTTAACATAGACTACGAAATAAACCCTTGGATGGACATCGGAAACGATGTTGATCCCAGCTTAGCTTCTAGGCAATGGGAGAAGATGTGCTCTAGTCTAACTTTGATAGGAGCAAATTTAAAATATATTAAACCTATGTATGGATATCCAGACATGGTCTTTACGGCTAATGCTGGATTGGTACATGGCAACACAATTATTCTCTCAAACTTCAAACACGGCGAACGCAGGGGCGAGAAAGCCTTTTTTAAAGATTGGTTTCTTAAAAATGGCTACAGGGTAGTAGAATTGCCAGACTCTATCTGCTTTGAAGGAGAGGGGGATGCCCTATTTTTTGAAGACACCCTGTTTATGGGATACGGTTTTAGAACCGATCTTGCATGCCATTCTATTATATCTAAAGCTCTTGGCGTAGAAGTTATATCATGCGAATTAGTTGATCCAAGATTCTACCATTTAGACACATGCTTCCTCCCCATAAAAAACAGAATTGTATATTACAGAGAGGCTTTTTCTCAAAGAAGCCAAGAAATCATGTTAAGAAAACTGGTTGATATTGGTAATGATACCGGAGAGCTTGACGTATTGAACATACACGAAGACCAAGCTAAAGACTTTCTCTGCAATAGTATAGAGGTAAACAATAAGATTCTCAGCCCATCAGACATGTTCTCACTGTCTTTTTCTGGCAGGGAAACTTTTACTTGTGATATGTCAGAGTTTATGAAGTCTGGAGGAGCCATCAAATGTCTAACTCTGAGGCTATAAGCACATTAAAAAAATACATCCTCGTTGACGGATTTCATGTTGTAGTAGACACAGCAAAGAGTATGGGTAGTTGGATTGTAGATGCAGATACAGGCAATAGATACTTGGATTGCTACTCTCAATTTGCCAGTCAAGCGTTGGGTTGGAAAGACCCCGCTATGATATCCGCGCAAAAGGAGATGGGTCGCGCTGGCATGACAAAGATTGCTAACAGCGATATGTACTCAGAAGAATACGCAAGGTTTGTTGAAAGCTTTACGTCCATCACTCCTGATTTTGAACATTATTTTTTTATTGATGGCGGGGCTTTAGCAGTAGAGAACGCTCTAAAAGCTGCATTTGATTGGAAGGCTCAAAAACTGGGTTATAGCCACATTGTTGATATCAACAATCTAGACATCTTCCATCTCAAGAACGCATTTCACGGGCGAACAGGATATACCCTTTCTCTCACTAACACTACTCCCGAAAAAACCGCGCTTTTTCCCAAGTTCAGATGGACTACCGTAGAGCCTGACTGCGAAGATATTGAAGCTCGGATACATGATGAGGTTGCTGCCATTATCGTGGAACCCATCCAAGGAGAAGGTGGAGACAACCACTTCCCGCAAGAGTTTTTCAAAAATTTAAGACGCATAGCAGATGAACACGATAGCCTTCTCATATTTGACGAAGTGCAAACAGGCATGGGGCTGACTGGAAAGATGTGGGCTTATGAACATTTCGACGTTGTACCAGACATGATGTGCTTCGGCAAGAAGACTCAAGTTTGCGGAGTATGTTCCACAAACAGAATAGACGAGGTAGAGAGCAATGTTTTTACTACTTCCGGTCGTATTAATTCTACTTGGGGTGGCAATATTGTGGACATGGTTAGATCGAGACACATAATAGATGCTATTCAACAGCGAGATTTAGTACAAAACGCATCGCAAGTCGGTCAAGATCTTCTTAGACAATTGAGAAAACTTCCAGTAATAGACAATGTTCGTGGTAGAGGTCTTATGATTGCATTTGACTTGCCGGATGAGCAAATGCGAGACGGGATGATGTCACTTCTACAAGAGAACATGCTTGCTCTTAAGTCTGGCAATCGTTCAATTAGGCTAAGACCACCGCTGACATTTTCTTTCGAGGATGCGGAGTCGGCAAAGAACTTCATCTATGAGGCCATTACAAAACTATGAAAATAAGAAACGTAGGGATAATAGGGCAAGGCTTTGTTGGGACAGCCTTAAGAGAAGTGTTCTCGTGTTACAACAAAGTGTATACTTACGATAAAGCTCATAAAGATCTTTCAACACACAAAGGAATATCCGATCTATCATACTCTTGCGATGTGGTTTTTGTTTGTGTTCCAACACCAATGAAGCCAGACGGATCATGCGACACATCAATTGTTGAGGCTGTTTGTTTAGAGGCTTGCAGAACTGGAAGACAAAATATCATTGTCATCAAGTCTACAGTGCCTCCGGGGACCACCAAAAAAATCAACGAACAGTGTGTTAACTCCCAAGTGGTCTTTAATCCTGAGTTTCTTTTGGAAAGAAATGCAACTGAAGACTTTCGCAATACCACCCGTGTTATTCTAGGTGGACCCAGACCAGCGACAACTAGATTAAAATGGTTTTACGCAAACGTTTTCCCCAAAGCTTCCATTGTGAAGACAGATTCAACTATAGCGGAATACGTGAAATATCTTACCAACTGCTTCTTATCTGTGAAAGTTTCTCTAGCCAACGAAATCTCGTCGATGTGTGAGGCAGACGGGGTTGACTACGACAAGGTGGTCGAATATGCTATATACGACAACCGGCTGGGGAATTCTCATTGGTCGGTTCCCGGCCCAGATGGCAGTCTGGGATTCGGAGGAAGTTGTTTTCCAAAAGATCTCAACGCTTTAATACAACACGCAATAAGCATTGGTGTGCCGCCCAATACTATGGTAGGGGCTTGGAATACCAACTTAACGGTAAGACCAGAAAAAGATTGGGAACAGCTTAAAGGGAGGGCTGTACAATGAGAGCTATGATCTTTGGGGCTGGAAGAATGGGCCAACCCACAGCTTGGGCGATGGAGAAACTAGGCTATGAAATAGATCTAGTAGACCAATCCGAAGAGGCTTTAAAAAAGTGTTCGAGTATTTTAGACCAGTCACCAACCACACATTTGCTTAAAGACATCACCAGAGCAATTGTTAGACCGTATCCTGACGTTGTTATATCTGCTCTACCATATCATCAAAATGAAATTATTGCAAACTACTGTATTAAGAATGGAGTTAGATATTGCGATTTGGGAGGCAACGAGGAGACAAGCCAAAGGATAAATGAGTTTGCCAAGAAGAGGGGTAGTAAACCCATAATGACTGACTTGGGTCTTGCGCCGGGATTGGTAAATATCATAACTGAAAACTTGTACAAACAGATAGCATCAGAAGAAGAAAAGAACCCAGAGCGAGTCCTGATGATGGTAGGCGGTCTACCCAAACACGCTGACAAAGAAGACCACTTCAATTATTTGTGTAGTTGGTCTGTAGACGGACTTATTAATGAATACACAGAGCCAACAACTGTGTTAGACCAAGGAGTCCTCACCAGTGTCAACGCTTTGGATGGACACCAAGTGGTTTCAACCCAAAGCCTAGGCATGCTGGAAGCTTTTTATACTAGTGGCGGGCTATCGCACAGCCTTAATAGTCTGAAAGATTCAGGAGCCTCTAACGTAGCTTACAAAACTCTTAGATGGCCGGGACATTTCAGGACTATAAAATTACTTATTGATAAATGCGACCTTGATAGAGAAACATTGAAAAATATTTTTATAAAAAATTGCACCATGAAAAGTGAAGAGGATTGTGTTCTAATATATATAGCAATAGATGAAAAAATTCAGGAGATGCTAGTACCTCCTGATCAAAATTTTTCCGCCATGCAGCGTTGTACTGGGTATGGTGTTGCTTGTGCCGCCTCCTTAATAGGAGAGGGAGTTTATGACAAAGAATTTTCTCGCCAGCCGATCAAGCATGGAGATATCATCTTTGAAGATTTCAATAGCAAAATGGACGCTTTAGTAGTTGAAGACACGAAGGATTCTAACGATGAATTACAATGATATTTGCGTTTTTGATTTTGAAACTGGAAGTAGAAATCCACACACAACACAGCCTATACAAATAGCAGCCGTTATGATACACGGTCGCAAGCTAACAGTACAGCCCAGCGGATATTTCGAATCTCTCATTAAACCCCTAGATGATGAAAAAGCTATTGCTTCTGGGGTAGACCCATTGGAAGATGAAGCCCTAGCAGTTAATGGCAAAACCAAAGCAGAATTAGCGAAGGCCCCGCATTTAAAAACTGTTTGGGAAAGATTCACTAAGTTTGTAGAAAAGTTTAACTACAAAAAGGGGTCTTGGACGGCTCCAATTCCCGCTGGTCACAATATAAACAATTTTGACATGATCATCGTAAAGCGTTTATGTCAAGAATACGGGCCATTGGACAAAAAGAGAAATCAACAGGGGGTATTTCATGCTATCCACAGCATGGATTTAATGAACAATGTTTTTATGTGGACTGAAAACAATCCTGATATACGAAGCGTTAGTATGGATTCTATTAGGGACTGGATGGGAATCCCTAAAGATAATGCTCACGACGCTTTGCAAGACGTGAAGGATACAGCGTCAGTTCTCATAAAGTTTCTTAAACTATACAGACACTTTGCTCCAAAGGTCATGTTCGAGAAGGCTCTTGCGGATGAAAAATTACGAATTTGATTGTGGGTGTTCTTTCGAGGTTCTAGATGAAGATTCTAAAGAGACTATATCCCAAACAGGACTGCCGTCTATAAATTTCGACATCAAAAAGGCTAAGTATGACTGTGAAAAAACTTGGGGTTTGATCTGCTCTGGACAAACAAAAGGAGTATTTCAACTAGAAAGCAATTTGGGAAAATCTTGGGCGAAAAGAATCCGGCCAGTAAATATTGAAGAATTGGCGGCTCTTATAGCTTTAATTAGACCCGGATGCTTGAAGGCTATCATCGATGGAAAATCCATGACACAGCATTATGTAGATAGGAAAAATGGATCAGAAGCCATATCCTATCTTCATGATTCTCTAGAGCCTATATTGAAAACCACTCAAGGAGTTTTGGTTTATCAAGAGCAAAGTATGCAAATAGCCCAAGTGATAGCGGGCTTTAATCTACAGCAAGGCGACGATCTTAGAAAAGCTATCGGCAAAAAACAAGCTGGTTTGATGTCAGAAGTAAAAGATTCTTTTCTGGATGGAGCGGATAAAACTGGAATAGTTTCCAGAGATGTTGCTGAAGAAATTTTTGGTTGGATTGAAAAATCAAACCGGTACGCTTTTAACAAAAGCCATGCTGTTTCTTACGCCGTGTGTGCGTACTGGTCTGCATACGCCAAGGCTCATTTTCCAATCAATTTTTACTGCAATTACCTATTTTATGCCAATGGAAAACAAGACCCTCAATCTGAAATAAGAGAGCTTGTTAAGGATGCTAAAATATGTGGCATTCAAGTTTCCCCGCCTTCTATGACTAATATGGACTGCAAGTTTAGTATTAGAAATAAAGTTATAAATTTTGGATTCAATGACATAAAATCCGTTGGAGAAAAACAGGTCAGCAAATTATTGCAAGTAATCAAAGATTCTGAAGAAGATTTGTCTAAACTAATAGCAGATTGGTCTTGGTACGAATTTCTTGTGAATGCCTCTCACAAGATTAACAAAAGCGTTGTCGTATCTCTTATTTCTGTAGGAGCCATGTCTCATTTTGGCCTTAGCCGCAATGAAATGTTGTACGAATTCGAGACTTGGCAAAAGCTGACAGATAAAGAAAAGCAGTGGATTATAGAAAGACGAGACGATTGGGATTGTTTAATAGACGCTTTAACAAAAATGGCCCCAACCAGAAAGAATGGTGGCGGAACCTTTAACACAACTAGAAATTCTATTGTAGAAGATCTCATTCTCTTACTGAAGAACCCACCGTACTCAATCGAAGATAGTCCGGGTTGGGTTTCAAAAACTGAAAAAGAAGCACTGGGTGTAGCACTAACTTATTCCGAAGTGGATTCGTGCGATGTAAGTGGCTCAAATTCTACATGTAAAGAGTTTTTTGACGGCAAACGTGGTAATATAATCTTGGCGGTCCAAATTTCCAATTGCAATGAATACATTGTGAAAAATGGTAGGTCTAAAGGCCAACCCATGGGATTCCTTGCAGTGGAAGATAACACGGGGAGCTTGGATACCATTACTGTTTTTTGCGACCAATGGAAGCAATACAAGGGGCTGCTATACGAAGGGAATACGGTGCTACTTCATGGGAAATCCTCTGGAGAAGCATCCCCCGGAAAAAAACGATATCAGATCGACGACGGCTTTGTCGTTGAAAAAGTTTCTCAAATATAGTGCGAAAAACGCCTCTTGAGCGTTTTATAGGTTATAGAATGAAAAACGGAGACCTTCTAAATTTTTTTGAAAAACATGACTATGTAACAAGAGTCATGGCTTCTGATGACGGGCTTGGATGTACAGTTTCCTTTCCCTCTCAGAAAATGCTTGGCGGCGAAGATAAAGAAACCATCTGTGTATATCAAATTCAGGAAGAGCCACTCCCGTCTGGAGTACACTACTATTCTTCAGAGAGCTTCAAACCTACTTTTATAGACTGCCCAGCCTACTCTGCTAGAATAATTATTTTTCAAGACATATTGATGAAAACAGAGAGACTAAAACTCTCCTCACAATTTATTATATATTACGACGAAGAAGGAAACAAACTTAACTCAGATTTAACTTTCATAGATTTAATCAACGCTCCTTTTGATGAAGATCAGGCGCTTTTGGAGGAAAAACTCGTAGAAATATTTTACGCTGCGTACCCAAACTTTACAAAGGAATTTTTAGAATTAGCAGATAAAGAAAATGTGTCGAAGGGCTATGAGTTAATACACCTCGCTTTTTTAATGGAAGGACTTTAGAGCATGAACAATTGTCATTTTATCGGAAGGTTGGTTCAAGACCCAGAGCTTACAGATGTCAACGAGACTTCTGTGGTAAGGTTCACGCTAGCCGTGAACGAATACAGAAAATCCAAGGATGGAGAAAAGAGCAAGAAGGTTGATTATCTTGATTTTGAAGCTTGGGATAGTGGAGCGACAACGATTGACAGATACTGCTCAAAAGGCGACGAAATTGCTGTAATGGCGTGTGCCCGTCAGGACAAATGGACTGACAAGGATGGCAACCGTAGGTCAAAGATCAAGTTTCGTGTTAACAAGTTTAAGTTGTTCAACAGATCTCAGACTAAAAACGATTATGAATCACGAGAGACAGTAACTTCACAACAAGCAGCAGACACTGCTCCGTTTTAAATGAAATCTGAAAAACTATCTGAAGATCCTGAGACGCAGCTAGTCGATGAACATTATGGACTAGTTGTGTCTCAGGCTATTCGGCTATCTTCTCAACAAAGTGATCTAGAAGATTACATGCAGGTTGGCTTTATAGGTCTTTTAAAAGCTATAAGAAATTACAATCCTGAAAAAAGTCAATTTTCTACTTTTGCTACGGTTTGCATAAGAAACGAAATCTTCAGGTATATGAGGAAAAACAAGAAAAAGACTTCAAACTTTTACATCAAAAAAGATAACCACTATACCACTAAAGAGCAATTGTGGGAATTAGTGCCAGATTGTTTAACAGAAAAAGAAAAATTGGTCCTGCAAATGAAAGCTGAGAACTACACACACAAAGAAATAGCAGAAAAGCTGTCTTGTCCCAAAGGACAAATAAAACATATAGTTAGAAAAATCATAGACATAACGAGAAAATGTTATCGTGAGGAAAAAGAGGATACTTCTTTGTAACGAAGCTTCGTTTTTAAACACAGGCTACGCTACATATGGCCGAGAGGTCATGAAAAGGCTTTATAGCTCCGACAAGTATGAGCTTGCGGAGCTATCTATATATGCACACCCAAAAGAACCTAGATTACAAGACATACCTTGGGTCACATACCCTAATGCTCCTATTCCTAGCAACAAAGAAGCCGTAAGTCATTACAATTCTAATGGCGTGTACCAATTTGGAGAATGGCGATTTGAAGAGGTTCTGTTAGATTTTAAACCAGATATCGTTTTTGACATCAGAGATTTCTGGATGTTAGAATTCGAAGAAAGATCTCCTTTTCGAGACTTATTCCACTGGGTGATCATGCCTACAGTGGACGCAGAAGGGCAAAACGAACAGTGGCTAGCTACATACGCTAACGCAGACGCGGTCTTCACATATTCTGATTGGGCGGTGAAGACATTGGATAAAGAGGGAGGAGGGGCAATCAAGTGCTTAGGTAGTGCGCCCCCTTCTGCCGACGAGGTGTACATGCCAATTGAAGACAGGGATCAAAATAGACAATCTTTAGGTTTAAGTCCCGATGCAAAAATCGTTGGGACAATAATGAGAAACCAACGGCGAAAATTGTTTCCAGACCTATTTGAATCATTTAAAAAGTTTCTCGATTCTTATAACAACAGCAATGCTTTCCTGTATTGTCACACCAGCTATCCCGACGTTGGGTGGGACATTCCCAAACTATTAAAAGAGCACGGACTTTGCAGTAGAGTTCTTTTTACTTATGTTTGTGAGTTTTGCGAACATATTTTTCCATCATTCTTCCACGACGCTGTTGCCAAATGTCCTAGGTGTGGAGAATTCAAATGTGGACTAGCAAATGTGCAAAGAGGAGCTTCTCCAGAGTTCCTAGCTAGAATTATTAATACGTTTGATTTATATGTTCAGTACGCTAACAGCGAAGGATTTGGGCTACCACAAGTAGAGGCGGCTGCTTGTGGAGTTCCTGTCATGTCGGTAGATTATTCTGCAATGGATAGCGTAATCAGAAAACTTGGCGGAACTCCTCTAAAATTGAAGACTAAATATCTAGAGTTAGAAACAGGATGTAGACGAGCAGTTCCAGATAACGACTATACAGCGAAAAAATTTGCAGAGTTCTTCGAATTGTCGGACGAAGAACAGCTTGAACTGGGTAAAAAATCAAGAGAAAGTTTTCTCAAAAATTATCAATACGATGAAACGGCAAAGAAATGGGCGGATCACTTTGACTCCGTAGAAATAAAAGAAGGTGTTTGGGAATCGCCCCCAAAACTACACAACCCATCCACATCAGTTCCCAACGGTTTGAATAATCGAGATATTGCCAAGTGGCTTATAATAAATGTTCTGGGAGAGCCAGATAAATTAGATACATATTTAGAAGCTCGCCTCATAAGAGATTTGAACTATGGCGTTTTTATAGAAGGCACAAGCAGCCTGTATTTCAACGAAGACTCGTTTGCCTATGGCAGACCAGCTTTTAGAGAATTTAATCTACAAGAAGCATACAATCAATTAGCAGAACTCCGAGAACGCAAAAACTATTGGGAACAGAGACGAACAGGAATGATTCAAGAACCAAGACCACCATGGATGCCCAATAATGTTTCCAGTATTTAAAGACAAAACAGGATTTGAAATAACGTTTAATAACGAGGTTACAGTCTCTGTAGAATGGGATTCTTTCAGTGGCGACCTTGCCTCTGCAAGAGCTTCTCACTCTAAAACTGGAGATTTACACGTCACAAGTTTTGAGAAACAGTACGAAGAAGGTAGCTACACCATTAAAGGTCTATCGCCTGATCAGCTTCTTAAATTTTTGAACAAGTCTTGCAGTATGCGATTTACAGAAGAAGGCGAACAGTGCGTAGCTTTTTTTGACTTTTAAATAGATAGAAGAAATGAAAATACTTTTTATCGGCGCTTACAGAGATGGAACGGGGTGGGGTCAAGCTGCGATTGACTACATACTGTCAATGGATCGCGTTGGTCTAGACGTTGTATGCAGACCGTTGAAGCTGAATCAAAATAATTACGAAATTCCAGAGAGAATATCTGAACTTGAACAGAAGCCTATGAAGGGCGCTAATATTTGTATACAGAATGTCCTGCCTCACTACCTAGACTACAATGGGCATTTTGATAAAAATATAGCTCTTTATTTTACAGAAACCGACTCTTTTAAAAATGCTGTCTGGCCACAAAGAATTAACGCCATGGACGAAGCGTGGGTGGCTTGCGACCAAATGGTGAAGGCTTCACAAAACAGTGGCGTGACCATACCCATCAAAACAATTCCATGTGCATCAGATACCAGTAAATTTGACGAGTCAAGACCCAATTTTAATATCCCAGATTTAAATGATACGTTTTCATTTTATTTTATCGGGGATATGGTTAGAAGAAAAAACCTTGTAGCTCTACTAAAAGCTTTCCACTTAGAATTTGATACATCAGAAAATGTATCATTGATGATAAAAACTACAAAATACGACACAAGTCCAGAAGAAACAATGCAGCATGTGAAAAGCATGTGCAACCAAATAAAAGAAAATCTCAAGATATACCCATCTATAGATAAATATAAATACGAATTGATAGTAACAGATCACGTCACAGAAGAAGAGATGCTCAGCCTTCACGAAACTTGTGACTGCTTTGTTATGCCTAGCTTTGGAGAAGCTTGGTGTATACCAGCTTTTGACGCTATGGGTTTTGGCAACACCCCCATCTGCTCCAACGTAGGAGGTCCATCAGACTTTTTGAAGAGCGGTGGAGGATTCTTGGTTCCAGCCAAAGCAGAGCCTGTATTTGGGATGCTAGAAACTTTCAACGACATATATACAGGTCATGAAAATTGGTGGAATATAGATATACGGGCGTTGCAAAAAGACATGAGGAATGTCTTTGAGATGTGGAAGAACGACAAGTCATCTTATGAAGAGATTCAAAAACAGGGTCGTTTGTCGGCTGAACAGTACTCCTATGAAAACATAGGTCTTCTTATTAAAAAAGAGCTAGAAAATGCCAGTTAGCCCTTTAACAACTATAACAAGAGCCGCAACCAGACAAGATGGCGAGCCTCTCAATATATTAACTTTCGTCACCCACGAAAGGTACGAACCAAATTTGTGCAAAACTGGGAACGAATTTTATTCACTCACAGGAGATGGAATAAGAAACTGGAACACGCAGTACGCATCCATTCCAGATAATTATCACATTATAAACGCAGATACCGACGAAAATCCAATCCCACTACACGTTGATATAGATTTGGTTCTGTGTCAAAATGTAATGGCTCAATACTCGTTGGCCAGCCAACTTGCAGATTTTTTTCAAGTTCCATTAATTAACTTATGGCACACATTACCACCTATCAATTGGACCCCAGAAGAGCTACAATTTTATGGTAGTCTTGCATGCACTGTAGATGTATTTATATCTGACTACAATAAAAATGTATGGGGTAAAAATGATAGCAATGCTATTTCAATATATCACGGTGTAGATACTGATTTTTGGAAGCCTTTAGGTTCTGATCGTGAGCAAAGGATGATGTCTGTTGTCAACGATTGGATTAATAGAGACTGGTGTTGTGGCTATCAGATTTGGGAAAGAACCGCTAGAGGATTGCCATGCCATGTAATAGGGGATACTCCGGGTCTATCCGAACCTGCCGAATCTTTGGAGGCTCTCAGAAAAGATTATTCTGAATCTCAGGTGTTTGTGAACACGTCTACGCACTCTCCCATCCCCTGTTCCCTGCTAGAAGCTATGGCTTGTGGGTGCGCGGTAGTCTCTACGGCTACATGCTTGATTCCAGAAATTATTGAAAACGGAGTCAATGGTTTTTGCACCAACGATGAAAACGAAATGCGCAAATACATGGTGGAGCTATTAAACAATCCTGAACTTTGTCAAAAGTTAGGAAAAGCCGCCAGACAAACAATCCAAGAAAAATTCAGCATGGATAGGTTTGTTGGAGAATGGAATAGTTTATTTTGGAACCTTGTAGATGCATGAAGATAAAATCTTTAGCCTAATATACCAGTTCAAAAGATTTGGCATACTTTCCCACTGGATGCCCAACGCGATAGGGCTGTGGCCAAACGAACAGGAATGCCTTCTATGGCTAGTATTAAATTCAGACACAAACGCTAACTGGATGGAAATAGGATCATTTTGCGGAGGTTCTGCTGTTTTAATGTGCTTGGCTAGGCGGATGGTTGCCGAGAGCCAACCAACAGTATACTCTGTAGATTGTGATTTTGATCAATATGGAATGTTTGACAAAAACGTGTACGGAATGGGTGGGTTTTCTTCCGTCTCTCAGAAAATAGAATGTGATAGCAATAAGCTAGAACAGTATTATAATGGAGATCCTCTAAGTTTTGTTTTTATAGATGGATTTCATTCGTTTAAACAAGTGGTAAATGATTTTGAAAAAGTGAAGCCTTGGCTAACTAAAGACGCTATTGTTGCATTTCATGACGTTTCTCCAGACTTGACGAGTAATATTGATAAAGAATACGATTATGATGAATTATTCAAAAGCGAAAACGAAGATTTTAGACTGGATGAGGCTGTTTGTTATATATTAAAAAACAATGATGATTTTAGCTTGATTGATATACCAGTCAAGAAAGATATCCAACACTTCAAAGAAACAAACTTAAAGACATGGGTCAGAGGACAAACAAGTCCATTTAATGCTCTGGCCGCTATAAGGAGAAATTCATGAGAATAAATTTAATGTGGGGTGATGGACAACCACTTTCTGGATATGTAAATGTTGATCCGCACAGATACATGGAAGAAGGTATTATTAATTCAGACGTAACAAATCTGGACGATATAGTTGGAAATTCTGAAGCAACTGAGATTGTAGCTAGTGACGTTATAGATTATCTCCCCAAGGATATGGCGCAAAAGGCAATAGCTCACTGGGTTGGAAAGTTAAGACACAAAGGTAGGATAATCATAGGCGGTCACGATCTTTACGAGATATCTAAAATTGTATCTCAAAAGGGCATTGATGTAGATGAAGTTTCTGGAATCATACACGGATCGCAAAATCAACCTTGGGAATTCAAAACTAGCCACACCACAGCACCCAAGCTGGCCGCACAGCTAGAGCAGCACGGACTAAAGATTCTAAAGAAAAGGGTCAGCGGGTTTAAAATGATCGTAGAGGCTGTAAGACCATGAGAGAAACAAAAGAAGCCAATGGCAAAGTAATAGCGTCATGCAAGGGATGTTTCTTTGCTCACAAAATTGGCATTACTCAGGTGGGCTGCGAGCTTAATAAAATACAAAGCTTCAGGGATGCTGGAGCGCAAATTGTAGAGGCGGAAGATGAAGCTGAAGAATTTTTTATCATAGATAGGTTTTGCAGCACATACAGAACTAAAGACTGGGCAGATTCTGTCGAAGATACAAAAGCTCAGATATTACTAGAAACATCCATTCCAGTCAATTTTATTGTTTTGCATTCGACACAGTCTACCATTGATGACTTAGAGGTAACACTAAAAGACATACAGAAACAAGATAATAAACCTATTAGTGTGTCTATTGTAGTACAAGACAAAGATATTGAAGACGGATTTGGCCTCAGACACAGGACTCACGAATATCTAGACAGAATAGATGTTAAGTTTTATATTGTAACTATGCTTGATAAAGAGTGCGAAGAATTGGAAATGGTTGATGAGGCTTTTAACAAATGTGTCAACGGCTACTACTCAGTTTTTAGGTCTGGCTCTAACATTCCTCAAAACTTTATAATGAAAATTAATGAAGCTGTGAACATTGATCTTGAGCCACTTAGTATGATTCGCCCCAAAGACGATATAAATGGCTTAACAGTACAGTGCGTGGTTCATAAATTCCTTAATGGAAACTATAAAATTCCCGTGCAAAAAAAGATAGAATTATTCGCAGAAGAAACAGACCGTTTGTCATTTATCAAGCCTTGGGATGCATACTATGAATAAAAATGATCTTCCCGTGGTGACAATAATAATTGCTAACTACAACTATGGAAATCATATAGAGACTGCTATTGACAGCGCTGTAAAACAAAATTATCCGGGCCAATTGCAAATATGTATTGTGGATGATGGTTCTACCGACGACTCTTGGGAAATTATTAAAAAGCGAGTCGGTGGAAGCAGCGAAACATTTTTAGACGATATGATAGTCATAGAATCTGAAGGAGACCATCCTAACCAAAAATTTATAGCTATCCATAGAGACAATGGAGGGGCTAGCGCAGCAAGAAACACAGGAATACAATACACTTGGGATGAAACTCATGCCTTTGCGATTCTAGATGCTGATGATGAATATTATCCGAACAAAGTAACCCGAATGGTGAAAAAGTTTTTAGAAAACCCCACTAGAATTGGCGTTGTATATGCAGATTATGATATACATGATTTAAACACTGGAAAAGTGGTTCGGGAATATAAGCAGCCTTACAACAGGGAAGTTCTTATGAACGAATGCATAGTTCATAGCAACGCTCTGATTAGCAAACTAGCCTTCGCTGCCACAAATGAACCGACAGGTTTTTATGATGTCAATTTGCATGGGCCAGCAGGGGGAGAATTTATTGGCTGCTCTGAAGACTATGACTTGTGGATAAGAATAAGCGAAAAATTTATGATTGTACATCTGCCAGAATCTCTAGCAAAAGCAAACATAACTGGATACAATCAGACAACACACGTTACAGCAGAAGTGTTTCACAATAATTTTCAGTATATGATGTCTAAAATGCACAAGAGAATGAATGGTTAGAAAAAATTCCCGTTTCATAGCTCCTGCAAAAGCACTAGACGCTGGAAAATCAGAACACAAATTTGTGAGTGTGATTATACCTGCTGCCGGTATGGGTAACAGGATGAAGTCGTATGGGCCAAAGTGTTTATTCCCTACCTCAAAAGGTTCTACCATACTTACAAAAATAGTAAGTAACGTCAAAAAAGTTTACCCCCATTGCGAAATAATCGTAGCAGTCGGCTTTGACGCCGACAAGGTTATTAAAGAGGCTCCTCAAGATGTTAGAGTTGTTGAGAATCAGCTTTATGACACAACCAACATGGTGGAGAGCATCAGGTTATCATTAAATAACTGTATGTATAACGATGTTATAATAATCAATGGAGACTTAATATTTAACGTGTACACTTTGCAAAATCTGACCTGTGGTGGATCTTGCATAGTTATAGATAATCAAAAAAGATTTCAAAAGAATGAAATTGGAGTTACTGTTGTTGACAATAACGCGGTGCATTTCTCATATGGGCTGCCTACCAAATGGGCGCAAATAGTTTACCTGACTGGAAAAGAATTGAAGCTATTTAAAGAATTTTGTGGAGACAGGGAAAACAATAAAAAATACACATTTGAAATATTAAACATGGTTATTGAAGCTGGTGGATGTATAGTAACAGACGAGCCAAAAGGAATGAGAATAACAGAAATAGATTCTATGAAAGATCTTCCGGGCTGGGACAAATAAAATGAAGGTAATGATATCAAGTGACGGACCCCATGCGCACTACCACATCAGGATGGGCTGGGGTAGAGTATTCGATGCTATGGGGTATCAAGCTACCCTATGGGATATACATCAAAAAAACGCATTCGATGCTTTTGATGAATTTGAACCAGATATATTTTGCGGCCAAACGTATAACTTAAATGACTCTGTGTATAAATGTATTAAAGAAAGACCCCACCTTAAAGTCATGATGAAAGGTGCCGATTGGGGGGATATGCAAAAAGAAATAGACCCCGACAAATATGGGGTTCTATTTGCTAATGAAGAAGAGAAAAAACTGGTAGAAAAATTAAAGTCTGAAACTGACAAACCAGACTTTTTACACATCTACTACCATGACAATTGGGTAAACAAGACCCACAATTTTTGGGAAGAAACTGGATGTCGAACAGTTTCCATTATGAACGCGGCAGATTTATTCATGTATACCGGGGGAGTGTTTAAACCAGAGTACGAATGCGATGTATCTTTTGTGGGCGGATATTGGCCATACAAGGCTCAGAATATGGATAAATATCTGATGCCTTTAACGCACCCGGTTGGAAAATATAATGTTAAATTTTTTGGAAACCAAGGATGGCCCGGAGCACACTACATGGGGTGGATCGACGACGAACAGGTTAGGCATCTACTGGCGTCGTCTAAAATCTGTCCAAATATTAGTGAGCCGCACGCAACAGATTTTGGGTTCGATATAAATGAAAGAACTTTTAAAATTCTATCCAATAAGTCTTTTTGTATTTCTGATTCTGTCCAGTCTATGATAGAGGATGTTTATACAAACGACGAAGTTGTGTTTGCTAGCACTGCTGAAGAGTTTCAAGAACTAGTAAACCACTTTGTAAAATATCCAAACGAGCGTCTACCCTACATAAGACGCGGCTATGAAACAGTCATGAACAACCATACGTATTTTCATAGAGTTTCCAAAATGCTTTCTGAGTTTGGCCTTGAAAGTGAATCTGTGAGATGTCTTGAAATATACGAACAGGTAAAAAAGATGATGGGAATTGAAGTATGAAGTTAACATTCGGGATTGTTACGTACAGCGGTCACGATGGAACAGATAATATCCCGAAAGTAAACCAAATCATTGATGCTATAGAAGAAGAAAATATACCCGAATATGAGATTATTATAGTTGGCGATTTTGCGTGGGAGAGAGAAAATACCCGCGTAATAAAATTTGACGAAACCGTTAAGAAGGGTTGGATCACTCGCAAAAAAAACATAATTACAGAAGAAGCTAAGCATGATATTATCGTATATACACACGACTATATCAGGCCAGTACGAGGCTTCTACAGAGGGTGGTTAAAATTTGGCGACGATTGGGACATTGCTATGAATGTCGTCAAGAATTACAACGGAGCAAGATATAGAGACTGGGTAGTGTTGGACGACCCAAGAGTCAAGCCCGGATGGATTCAAGAGGAGCCGTGGTGTCCACCCGGAGGAAAAATAAGAGAAGGGCGATCATTTTTTCCGTCCTATGATTATAAAGACACTCAGTACATGTATATTTCTGGTGGGTATTGGGTTGCTAAAAAACACGTAATGCAAGAAGAACCTTTGAATGAAGACATAGTGTGGGGTCAGGCAGAGGACGTTGAGTGGTCTGATAGGATAAGAGAAAAGTACAGGTATGTGATGAACACCCACTCCGCTGTACAACTCGACCATTACAAAGATCCCATTCTTCCAACGTTTGATCATTATTTAATGAGCAACGCTTATATCAGAAAAGATCTTGTGGCATGATTAAATTAGTTATCTTCGATCTAGACGGCGTTTTAGTAGAAGCTAGAGATATACACTACCACGCTTTAAACAGAGCTTTGTCTACTATTGATGACAGATATGTTATCAACAGGGATGAGCATCTGTCTACATATGATGGTTTGCCCACTAAAAAGAAGCTAGAGATATTGACCAAAGAAAAGGGTCTCCCAAAAGATAGTTATCAGGAAATATGGGAAAGAAAGCAAGAGTGTACTGCTGAAATTATAAAGGAGCACATAACACCGGACGATCATAAATCAATCGAGAAAGCCTTGTCTTCGTTAAAGGAACAAGGCCATGCTGTATATTGCGCATCTAATTCGATTAGAAACAGTGTTAAATTAATGCTACTATGCGCAGGATACATGGAACACATTGACGAATATTTTTCAAATGAAGATGTGAATTCTCCTAAACCGCACTCCGAAATATATTTAAGATGCATGGTGAAGGCTGGAGTAAACCCAAAGGAGTGCCTTATAGTTGAAGATTCTCATGTCGGCAGAAAAGCGGCTAGCGAATCTGGCGCCCATGTTATGGGTGTGAAGGGTTTAGAAGATGTAACGCAGGAAAATATTAACAACAGCATAGCGAAGGCTAACAAAACAAATAAGTCTCGTTTTCTAAAACCTAAATGGCAGGGTGGGAATATGAAAGTTTTAATCCCCATGGCCGGGGCAGGATCAAGGTTCGAACAAGCAGGGTATACATTTCCAAAGCCACTCATAGAAGTCAATGGAAAGCCAATGATCCAGCTTGTTGTAGAAAATATTAATGTGGATGCTGAGCACATCTTTATTGTGCAAAAAGAGCACTACGAAAAATATAACCTTCAATATCTCTTGCATTTGATATCTCCAAATTGCAAAATTGTACAGGTGGATGGTATAACAGAAGGGGCGGCATGTACTACATTGCTCGCTAAAGAATTCATTGACAACGATGAGCCTCTCCTCACAGCGAATTCGGATCAATTTGTAGACTGGGACAGCAACGAATTTTTGTATGCCATGCAAGCGGACGGTGTGGATGGAGGCATACTCACATTTGACTCCGTTCACCCCAAATGGAGTTTTGCCAAAGTGGATGATAGTGGATTTGTTACTGAGGTAGCAGAAAAGAAACCTATAAGCAATAATGCTACAGTCGGTATCTACTACTGGTCTAAAGGAAGCGACTACGTAAAATACGCAGAACAAATGATAGCTGCTGATAGACGTGTCAACAACGAATTCTATGTTTGTCCTGTTTTTAATGAAGCTATAAAAGACGACAAGAAAGTTAGAATATTCCCCATAGAAAATATGTGGGGCTTGGGAACCCCGGAAGATCTGGAAATTTTTCTAAAGAAATAGCATGAAGCTTATATCGCATCGAGGAAATCTGGTTGGTGCAGACCCCGGAAAAGAGAACAAGCCGTCTTATATAAAGAACGCTCTTAAATTGGGGTATGACGTTGAAATCGACGTGTGGAATTTAAACGGAACTTGGTTGCTGGGTCATGATAATCCGCAGTTTGAAATTGATATTGACTTTCTCATGAATCCCAAGCTCCTTTGTCACGCAAAAAATTTAACTGCCCTAGACAAGATGTTGGTTCACACAAATATACATTGCTTTTGGCATCAAGAAGATCATTACACTATAACTAGCAGTGGATTTATAGTCAGCTATCCCGGCTACGAAATAACCCCAAGGACAATTTGCATGAAACCGGAATTGGCCTCTCTAGATTCTGTTTCTAATTGTCACGGCATATGCTCTGACTATATTCAAAAGTGGGAATCCCATGTCTGAAATAAGTATAACTTTTCTTCAGCACAGACGCGATTATATAGATCTGTTTATACACTTTATCAACAAGATAAAGCCAGAGAACAGAAAGCTTCTTAGCATAAATTTTATGCTAACAGACAACCTTGATCTTAGTTATTTAGAAACAGATGTCCCATATAAGCTAATGTATTTTAGCGGAAGAAGACCTACAAACAACTATAAAGCAAAAATGTGGGCAATGCTTGAAGAGAACTGCAAGTATACTGTTAAATTTGACGAAGATATCATTATGAGTAATCATGTATGGGATTACATGATTGAAAATAGAGAAGTTTTGTATGACGATCCAAGTATAGTTGCTTTAACTCCAGTTGTAAATATTGGCGTTCCCACATGCGACATGTTTATAGATGACTTTTGCTCCGAAGAGGACAAAAGCACTCTTCACAAGATGTTCCTATCTCAAGACATGGACGAGACAGCCGGTAGTAGATGGGGAGTAAGAGAATACGAATCTTTAAATCAACACACTTTACAGGCAGATGTCTGGAATCCAGAAGCGTACTGGAAAACAGTAGGACAAATTAAAAATACTTTAAAAGGCATACATCCTGTTAGAGTTGATTTTGAAGCTCAAACAATGCTAGCAGATATTGTCACAAACAACATTCCGTCATTTCTTAAAAAGAATGACTATAGCATAGATAAAACTTGGAGGCCATACCTTTGTAATGATACTTGTATGACTAGAACTGATGTTTATAGAACTATTGAAGATATCCACCCGTTTGAACCATACGATGAGATCCCTCTTAATCTATACAGACAGGAAAGAGATCTTCGCTTTGGATTTATAAGAAATGGTTTAGCTTTACACACATTGTATGGATATGTCTCTACTGGATATCAAGAGAGATTAGATATGGAGGATGAAATTTATAAATCTATCAAAAGCTCGGTACAATGAATCCAGAAGATGTAAAAAAGTATATGGATGCCATTCATCCATTACCACATATAGAATATCATAAAAACGATCACAAAATTATTATCCCAAAGGAAGAAACAGATGAAAAGCCTGAAAGAGATAGCTCTGGACACCCCGGACCAGACGATGCTTGAAGCCCCCGTGCTGCACTACACGGAGGTTTATGACAAATTCTTTGCAGACATCAGACAAGAAAAACTTAGATTTCTTCTGATAGGAATTGGGCAAGGCGGCTGTCTTAAGATGTGGAAAGAGTATTTTCCCAACGCTGAAATTTTTGCCATGGACATTCGCCCAGAGTGTAAAGAGTTTGAAGAAGAGGGGATCGAGGTTCACATTGGTGACCAAGGCGATCAAGAATTTATCTCTTCATTTCTAGAGGAAACCGGTGGCGGATTCGACATCATTATTGATGATGGTGGCCATCAGATGTATCAACAAATCAACTCAATTCTCTTGCTGTGGAACTCTGTCAATCCAGAGGGTCAGTACGTTATTGAAGACACTCATACTTCTTATTGGGCACACTTTGGTGGAAGCATCCATGGCCCCAACATGAGGGTGCAGTCGCCCGGACAGATCCAGATTACCACCGTAGACCTACTAAAATCGTTCATTGACAATCTACACGCAATCCACACTGGCAGAGACACAATGTGGCCCGCCGATTATGTAGAATATCTAGAACTTAAAGAATCCGAAAATCCATATATACACTCAAGAGTAATAGAACCCATAGAAGGAATTAACGGCACATTAGAATCAATGCATTTTTATGACTCTATAGTGGTGATGGTCAAAGCATGATACTGCTATCTAATAATCTAAGAAATTATATGCATATACCCGATCACTATGTGATACGGGTAAATCTTGCATGGACATTTTCTTTGGATGATCTTATAGAAAATCTTAACAGTCACCGCAACGACTTTTTTATTGATATTCCATCTGGTAGAAGTAAGCCTCCCAGCAACAAATATAGCTTAGAAAGGCTATATCCAATTTTTAGAGAGCATCCAAACGTAAGATACGTTGCTATATCAAATGTGGAAAAATCTTCCCAACTAGATAACTGGAGGGTCTTTGGGGCGAGACCAATACTTGTCCCAAAAATTGAAAGCATAGCGGGCGTAGAGAACATAGATGAGATCATGTCGTCTATCCAGACTGAAAAAATTATCATGATCGACCACGACGATCTACACACATCCTTGCTGAAGAACGGAGTCTCCCCCTCTAAACTCTATAGCGACTATATTGACCCCTTACTAGAGTATTGTGAAAAAAATAATGTGATAGCTCTAAGAACCAGAGGAATAGTATTTAGCAATGAGTGAACTACCAAAAATCTTAGTCTCTTCGGTCATAAGATCGACAAATAGAGGCGATAGTCACGGCGGCCTATACGTCGTAGACCTAGAGAAAGGCTCGCACGAGCAGGTTCTTGATTGGAAATACGACCATATAAACTGGGACAGCGGAGGTGGAGACAGAGGGTTAAGAGGTCTAGCTTTCTACAATGGAGAGCTTTATGCCGCTGGAGCGAGGTCTATATTTGTCTTCGACAAAGATTACAATCTTGTCAGACAATACAGGCACAACCTTCTTGCCGGGACTCATGAGATATTTATATACAAAGATGTTCTATTCAGCATATCAAATGAATACGATGTAATTATGACGTTTGATTTGAAGACCAATCAATGGATCTATGGTTTTCAACACACAATGGGTCTTCCCGTAGCGGTATTTGATACAGAAACACCCATGGTTCCTGATATGGACGAAAAGGGTGATGTGATCATGGATGAAAACGATCCCACTCAACCAAAATGGACTATGCTCCCCAAGGAAGACACACTACACATAGACTCCATATCCGTGCATAACGGATGGATGTTTTACTCTGGTTCAAAAGCCGAACATTTATATGCTTTGAATCTTGAAACTCTACAACATTTGGCACAGGAACTGATTTTTCCTTTTACCCACAATGCGCAACCTTGGAAAAATGGTGTTGTATTTAATAGATCTGTTGAAAGTGATACGTGCTATCAAGTACAAAACGATTTAACCAAACATTGGAGAACCCCATCGTTTCCCACTCCGGTCAAAAACTATTCTTACGATGACCACGCAAGAGTTGGATACACAAGAGGTATGGTTTTAACTAAAGATCATGTAATTGTAGGGACATCTCCAGCCTCTATTCACGCATATTCTTTAGATAGCGATTTGCCGGTACAATCGGTCTATCTTAGCGACGATGTGAGGAACAGTGTGTGCGGAATGTGCGCCATTGACCCCTCAGAAGAAAGCCACGTTAACTGGAGCTTGTAAGTAAACAAAATGAAAAAATTTCTAGATCTCGGCAAACAGCCGATAGCAAACGCCTTCGTAGAACCCAATAAATGTCAAGATGAATTTTTCTATGACTTAGAAGTTGGTTTCGATAAAGATACTAAGCTTGTTTCACATATGGAGTTTGTAGATCCTCCATTGATGTTTAATGATAGTTATGTGTATCACACATCCAGTTCTAGAACTATGGTTAAACATTTTGAAGAAACAGCGAAGATGGTCAAGGAGAGATTTGGTCCTGATCGAGTGTTGGAAATCGGAAGTAACGACGGGACATTCCTCAGACATTTTGGTATAGCCCACGGTATGGGAATTGAGCCTTGTGAAAACTTTGCCCAGTTCACCAGACAAATGGGCTTTATGACCTATAGCGAGTTTTGGGATAACAAGCTTGCTGTAGAAATAACAGGCAGACACGGAAGATTCTATACGATATATTCTGCAAACTGTATATGCCATATCCCAGACATTAGAGAAACCTTGAAAGCAGTCTACTTTGCTTTGGATGATAATGGTGTCTTTATCTTTGAAGATCCATCCCTTCTAGAGATGATAGAGCGCAATTCTTATGATCAAATCTATGATGAACACGCGCATATTTTTTCCGTAACAGCTTTGAACAATTTGATAGAAGAAGCTGGAATGGAAATTTTTAGCGTGGACAAGACTCAAGTTCATGGGGGTTCTAACAGAATATATGTTCAGAAGGATGGAGGTCCACATCCACACGACGGAACATTAGAACTAGAATTGGAACAGGAAGACTTGTCCGGTCTAAATAAACAAAAAACATACACTGATTTTGCTAAAAGAGTGCAAAAGTCCAAGAAAGATCTTCTGGAGCTTTTGCACGACATTAAAGACGGAGGAAACAAGATTGTAAGTTACGGTGCTACTTCTAAGTCCACTTCTATATTTAATTACTGTGGAATAGGAACAGACCTTGTAGACTATATCGTGGACACCACACCGGATAAGCAGGGAAAGTTGTCTCCCGGCGTGCATATCCCAGTAGTGTCTCCAGAAGAGGGGTTTGACGACTCCGTCGATTACGCTTTCTTAGGAGCTTGGAACTATCTTGATGAGATCACCAAGAAGGAAAGCGAGTTTCTCAGACGTGGTGGTCAGTTTATCACCCACGTTCCAGAGGTTAGAACTCTCAGAGGGGAACCGGCAAACGTATGAGGAATGTACTTGTTACTGGTGGT